GCCCACCCGCGGGGCCACTCTCATAGCTCCGCTAGAGCGCTCGCGCTAGGGCGGTTTTATGGGTGTTGTGGTGGGCCCCATCGCATGAGCGGGCGTGGGGTTTTATCGGGCCTCCGGAGCGGGCCAAAGCTGCCGCTGGCGTTTCGTCAGTTAACCGATTCCACCAGTAAACCGGGCGCCCAGTGTCGTCGGTTAAACCGTTACACTTTACCCCGCTAAACTGTATTAGGTTACACTGTTACACTTTATTCGATGAAACTTTCGTAGGATAAACAAAAACACCTACCCATCTGGGTAGGTGTTTCTTTGGTTAACCTTGTAAGACTTTACATTGCTGCGGTTAAAGCTTTAGTAATCTTATAAACGTAATTGTAATTAGTCTTAAGTTCTTTAGCTATCTCTGTATTAGACTTTCCTTCTTTAAACAGCTGCTCGATTAACACTTTCTTACTGGACTCATTTACCTTGTTAGTTCTTAACTCTACTTCATTCATTCTACAGTAATTAGAAATTACATTGTAAACGAAGTTGTAACGAACGTTCATAGCTTCAGCGATCTGTTTTATCTCTAAACCTTCATTGTAAAGAGAGATCATAGCTTTGGACTTAGATGCTGCGTTGTTGATGATGTTGTTGATTTCTGTCTGTTTCATGTGTGAAACCTCCTTGTAATATAGATGATTGATTGTTCTTAGATAAGATCTAATTACTTATCTCTTATCTTTAATAATATTATATAGTATAACCCTTGAAAAGTCAACGTTTATTTTCGAAAAAACACAGGAAAAAATAACACACGAATGCATTCTTTCTTGTGTGATATTTACAACAAACTTTCCGTTGAATTTTCAGAGGTTTGGCGTTATAATTATTTATATAAATAAGAAAGCGAGGCTATGTATTATGAAAACATTAGTAGACTACTTTAATCAGCGAAACGATCTCGAAAGACTGCAATCTTACGAGAAGTATGATACGTTAAACGAAGAAACTCTCAATCTTCTTGTAGAAGAGTATTTTCTGGGTTTACCGTACGACACAAGAGCAGAAGATCTTGAACTTACGAAATCGTTTAGCACAGTAATCGATTACTTGTTTGATTGTTACAACGGTTAACGTACGAAACGGTTTCACAGTTTCCAGTAAGACAGTGTCAGAGATGACACTGTCTTTGTTTAACTGTTTATCGGAGTAACCGGTTACTCGACTAAACTGGCCGGCCGGGTTAGCGGTTTACCCACGACACCGCTTCGCCGGTTAACCGTTTCCCGGTTTCCCGGAGTAACCCAAAGTGGCCCGGGCGGGGCACTCTTGGCGGCCGGGCCTAAAGGCCCTGTGCCGTTTCGGCGGGTACCCCGCGAAACCGGGCACCCGGTGCCACTTTAGTGTCTCCGGTTAACCTATGAAACTTTGGCACCTTTGTGCTATTAGCTAAATGGCACAGCATTCTTTGTGCTAAATTTACAACATACCAAAATGCTGAAAATCGTTGACTTTTCCTCGGATATCCTTTATAATTTATTATATAAATAAGAAGGAGGTACTTAAGATGTTTAAGCAGTTAAAGGTAGCAGTAGGAATGTTAGTAGAGGCAGGGAAGGGAGGTTATTTAAACGGAGCTACTATAAGATGTACTCTGTTCTACTTAGTAGTAGGTTCAGCTGCCGGGTTAATTAAGGACAGTGCAGAGCAGGATGCTTTCTTAGACTACGCTGCTGAGCTCTGGGCTCAGGACGGCCTGTTCTAAGGGTAAAGGAGTCAGCAGGGAACCCGCTTCGGCGGGTAACCTGCGACTAAACTTATTTTGGGGGGTTGACTTTTCTGAGGTTATCCATTATAATTTATTATATAAATAAGAAGGAGGTAACACAATGATGACATTTCACGGATTAAAGGGTGAGGAGTACACGACCGATAAGGAGTGGATCGACCACTACAGACAGGTGGGTAAGGAGTTGAAGGGTATCTATGATTACCTTACGACCCTCCCCGAAGAGGACCGTCAGGAATGGAGTGGTGAGTTACAGACCCACCTCTGGTGTGTCCTGGATTATATTTGTGGAAACACCGAAAATGATGATCTGATACCTGAGTACCCAGGGAAACAGGGTAAGTGATTCCACGGGGAACCCACCTTCGGGTGGGTTCTTTGTTACGTTCATTGTTTCCCCGGTTACCCTGAGACGCCAAAGTTGCCCAGGGTTCCTGGGTTACCCAGGGACACTGCGCACCCCGTGCCCACGCAGAAGAGGTGGCCTGGCGGCCACCTCTCTGCACTCGGGGTCAAGGGCCTTTAGCCCTCGTCCGATGTGTCCACTCCCAGGAGGATCAGGGTGTGGCAAATGTGCACCCATGCGTTCCAACCCATGTCGTCCGGGATGACATCCCACACACTCGGCCGCAGCTCGCGGACCCCTGTCAGAAGCATTCCGCCCCAGTTGCCTCCGCATGCGGTGCAGTGCTTCAAGAACTCGCTACAATTCATGTTCAGCGGCTCGAACTTGCGGCACTCCATCACGACTGCCTCTCCCCAATTCTCCACGAGATCTTCCTGTGCTTCCTTAATCATTTCGTACGTAATCATGTTCGTACCTCCTTCTTATTTATATAATAAATTATAACGCCAGATGATTCAAATGTCACGCCGGCAAATCAACTTTTGCGGGTGCAAAGCCGGCATCCACTGGTGCGCCGGCCTTGCATGCCTCTGGGTCATGGCTGGTCGAGATCCAGCTGGACCATCTCGATCACCAGCGTCCCCGCATACTTGACAGGGTCTGCCGCAAAGGCCTTCCAGCCCCTGATGATCTGCTTGACCTGCTCCTCCGTGAGGTCGCGGTCCAGGACCTCCTCCAACAGGCGGCGATATCCCGCGGCGCTAATTCCGATCTGTTCGTTCCACATCATGCTTTTATCCTCCTATGCTTCTTGGTGTTTCCCTGGTTACACTGCTACCCGGGGCCGCCCCCGCCTCTCCGGGGGCCCCTAGTGCATCACCCCCCTTGGGGGGGGGGGCTTTCGCCCCCGGCCTTTTACTGGGCCATCAGCTCCTTCGTGATCTTGTACACGTAGTTGTAATTGGTCTTCAGCTCCTTGGCGATCTCGGTGTTGCTCTTGCCTTCCTGGAAGAGCTTGGCGATCTGGGCCTTCTTGCTGTTGCCGTCCTGCTTGTTTGTACGAAGTTCCACCTCGTTCATCCTGCAGTAGTTGCTAACTACGTTGTACACGAAGTTGTACCGAACTCCCATGGCCTCTGCGATTTCCTTGATCTCGCAACCCTTGTTGTACAGCTCCACCATAGCCTTGCTCTTGCTTGCTGCTCCCTCGATAACCTTGCTCATCTGATTCTTTGTCATGACTGACTCCTTTCTGGCCTGTGGCCTTGAAAAATGATTGATTGTGAAGATCTCTCGTAATTACTTACTCCTTATCTTTAAATAAATTATACGCTTTATTTTTCAATTTTGCCAGCCGGCAAATGCAATTTTTCGCTGAAAATCTGCATGTAAATATACCCCAAAAACACAGAGAGATTTGTGTACCTTTTGCCGTCCGATTTCTGTTGACTTTTCGCGGATCCACGCGTCCGCCATACGTTCTCTGTTTACCGTACGACACCCGTATAGGCCCCGGGAGGCGTATGACGGAGTACTACGTTCCCGTACGACACACCCTGTGGTCGGCCCGGTGAGACCAGTCTCGTCGTGTAGCGTGCGACGCTCCCCGAGTGCGGCGTCCCTCTGTGACACGTTCCCGTGCAACACCGCGGCACCCCGCGTCTGCCCGGGGAGCACACTCTCGGAGTCCCACGGGACACCCGTCCCCGCGGAACCTAGAAAAGCATCGCTGAGTACTCGGCGACACCCGGCCCCCTAGGGCGCTGGCCATGGATCCAACCCTCATCTGGGACACAGTCTTTTTCTTCCCCCCGTTAATCCTCCCTATGCGAGACTTTTTGAAAAAGCATTTGACCCCGTTTATATAAAAATCACCACTTTAAAAATACTCAACAAGAATTTTATACACATAGGGCACTACCGCAAGCGGATGATCAACTACTTTCAGTGATGAAGGAATTTTAATTTCTTGGCTCTCTCCTATAAAAACCCGTTAAAAATAATTTCTCTCCGCATATTATAATATTAAGAGGTGTTAGATAGGTCACCTCTTTGAGTCCCTTAAAACTATCTTTCCATGTTTGTCGATTCGGTGAGGCATAGCAGCTCTTCTGGGGCTGCTATGTTTTGTAGAGAAGGAGGTGAGCGCCGATGACGGGAGCATTAAGTAAACCGAATAATTATGATTTCCTTCAGGGGAATAATGGCGCGGATCTCAGTACACCTCTCGAAGAGGCAAGTAAAATAGTCGAGGATCGTCGCTTCGCTAATTACACCACTGGTACGTTGGCCATTGCAATCCCTCCTGAAACTATACAAGCTTGCAGCACTATTAGAGAAGTTAATGTAACTTCCGCCTTGATGTCCTTGGCTAATATGTGTTCCGCGATACAAAACCAGTTAAAGAGTGCTGGTAGAGTATTTGGTTTGGTTAATCCTGCCGTAGTCGCTGAGCTTATGCCTATTCTTGAAAGTGTAAACGATCTGTCAGATTCCATGAGAGAACGTGCAACACTTCCGATCGAGTATATGGATAATATTGCTACGGTGCAAGGTATCCCAGTTTGGGATATCTTGCCTGGAGAGCGTGTAGATTTTCACAATGTGTTTAAACTGTATCGGGACTCCAGATATTTCTTGTTAGACACAGGGGAGTATGCCATTAGCAATAGAACTATCGCAGGATTAGCAAAGCAGTTAGGAATGCCTGGAAGTTCACTTACATACATTTCTAAGTTGTATTCCTGGTCAGATAGATGTGCATTGTATGATGCTTATATGGAAGCAGAGATGCAGAAGCGTAAAGCACAGCAGGAAATCATGCTTCGCAATGAACATCTGAAAATGACACAGCAGCTTGCATCTAAAGCTTGGGATAGGCTTTCGAAACAGATCAATAATCTTGGGCCGAAAGAACTTATCCAAGTTTTAGAGCTAGGCATCAAGTACAGTCGAATTAGCGCAGGTATGTTACCAGATAAGCCTGGTGACGTAGTTGCAGCAAGGCAGACTAATCTATCTATTTATAATAACACGACCAATAACACGGCCGATCAGATGATGAATATTAACGCCGAAGCATCTAAAGTACCTACCAGTGCGGTAGAACGCCAGCTTGCAGAAGATATGAAAGATGAAAATAACCTGTTATCAATTCTTCATGTACTTCAGGCTAGTGGTGCTATGAAAACTGCCGTACATGCTGATCTGATTGATCATGGCGAAGAAGGCTTAGGCATTATAGATAGCGATGAGGAGGTGGATGAATGAGTGTAGCTATTAGTGGTTATTCTCAATTATCCACTGAAGACAAGCATCGCATAGGTAACTTCGTTCAGGACGTACCAATGGGACAGATGGATCTGGGAGCCATTAAACATTCAGACCTAGTCACATTGCAAAAGTTACTTACACCGAGAACAACCAAATATATTCCGCACGTACCTACGTCTAAACAATCAGCTTTCTTACTTTTGAATTGTAAGGAAGCTTTTTATGGCGGCGCTGCTGGTGGTGGTAAGTCAGATGCCTTACTAATGTGTGGATTACAGTATGTTGATGTAAAAGGTTATTCCGGTATTATTTTTCGAAAAACATATGCGGACCTAGTTAAGCCGGGTGCACTTATTGATAGAGCTAAAGATTGGTTACTTAAATATCCCGAAGTGCGTTGGAATGAAAAGGAGAAGAAATTCGAATTTTACACAGATGCTTCTAAAAAGGAGCTTATTTCAGTATTGCAGTTCGGCTATTTGGAAAATGCCAATGATAAGTACAATTATCAGGGTGGTGAATATCAGTTTATAGGTTTTGACGAGCTGACACATATTGATGCAGCTAGTTATCGTTATATGTTTTCCCGTTTACGACGTCTGAAGGGTACCGAGGTACCACTTCGAGTTAGAGGTGCTAGCAACCCTCCGGACGACGATAACGGTATATGGGTAAAGAATCGTTTTATTGACGAGGGCCCGGCTAAGGGGCGTGTATTTATCCCAGCAGGTTTGGACGACAACCCCTACCTGGATGTAGAAGAATATGAAAAATCCTTAGAAGAATTGGATCCTGTTACAAGAGCACGTCTTCGTGATGGTAACTGGGAGATTGTTCGAAAAGGTAATATGTTTAAACGTCAGTGGTTCCAGGGCGTTACTGAGCTGCCACCTTACCGTAAACGTTGTCGATGGTGGGATATGGCGGCAACAGATGAGAATAAAGCCAAAAAGCGAAATAAGTCAGGTGATCCTGATTATACCGTAGGCTTTTTACTTAGTGAGTATAATGGAACCTTTTATATTGAGGATATCATACGAGAGCGATTAAGTCCAGAAGGAACACAAGCTTTGCAGGAAAGCACTGCACATGCAGATGGCTTTGACACACTGGTGCGCGAAGAACAAGAACCTGGATCTTCTGGCATAGCTCTTTGTGATATAAAGGCCCGAACGATTTTCATGGGTTATGCTTATGAAGCTATTAAGGCCACAGGTGATAAAGCGACCAGAGCTGCAGCCGCTTCGGCAGCAGCAGAACGCGGCCAGATAAAATATTTGATAGGATGTCGTAATATTGAGGCTTTCTTTAATGAAGCAGAGTCCTTTCCAGGGGGCATTCATGATGATATGATTGATGGCCTATCTGGATCATTCACAACGCTATGTGTACCTACTATTGCAGGGCCGCCAATTGGTGTAGTTAAACCAGATCAGGAAGATATTTTCACTTGGGAAAGTGATCTTGATCCGGGTTACTTCTCCAGATTCGGTCAGTAATAGAAAGGAGGTAGACATGTGGATTCATCGTTTAGAGAATTTATTGCTTGGTTAAGTGTTCTTGGAATCCCTTCCATTTTTGCTATGGCTGCTTGGTGTATTAAGAGTTGTATTCATTACACTAAGCAGTTCCGCATACTGGAAAAAGCACAGCAGGCCCAGATGCGAAGTCAACTACTTGAACAGTATCATAGATATCTGGATGCTGGATGGATTAGTGAAGAGCATATGGAAGATTGGGAAAATCAGTATCAGGCTTATCATTCTTTAGGTGAGAATGGTGTGCTTGATAGTCGGCGAGATGTTTTGATGAAGTTGCCAACCAGTGAGGCAGAGGCAAAGAAACGTGCCGGCATAATGTGATTTTAAAAAATCTTGTGGAAAGGAGGTAGGAGCATGAATAAGATCGATTGGGTAAGTAAACTCACTAGTCGTAAGTGGTGGACGTCTATTGTTTCTTTTGTGACACTTATGGTTATTGCATGTGGTGGCACTGAGAATACTGCTACACAGGTAGCGTCCATTATTATGGCAGGTGCAGTTGTTATTGGCTACACAATTGGTGAAGGTCTTGTAGATAGTCAGGGTGCTAAGGGTGATGTAATTATTACTAATGCTGAGGCCATTGATGATACTACAGAAAATGACGAGGAGGTTAAGTAATGTCCGAGGATGTTAAGAAATCCTCTTCCGGTGTAGCATTTAATGAAATTGGTAATACAGGTTTAAAGAATTCTGGTGGAATGGTTTATGAAGAGTTCCTTCCTAAGTTACAGTGGCCTAGGGCAGGAGCGGTTTATCATGAAATGAGTTCCAATGATCCTGTAGTAACTTCCATCTTGATGGCTTCAAGGCAGCTAGTTAGAAAAGTAGAGTGGTCTGTAGAACCTGCTTCACAGAAACGCGCTGATATTAAGGCAGCCCAGTTTTTGGAAGAATGCATGAACGATATGAGTGGTACTTGGTCAGCATTTATTGATGATCTGATGTCATTCTTTGAATATGGATGGTCTTATATGGAGATCGTGTATAAGAAGAGAAATGGCTGTGGTACTAAATCAACTTGCGGCAGTAAGTATAATGATAATCGTATTGGTTGGCGAAAAATTTCAGGTAGAGCGCAGACAACGTTACAGCGATGGGAAATTGATGAGTATGGCTCCATTAAAGGTATGTATCAATATACTGAAAAGGGAGTTGTATTTATTCCTATCGAAAAAGCTTTGCTGTTTAGAACTACCACAGCACGTAACAATCCAGAAGGAAAAAGCTTCCTTCGCGGAGCGTACCGTCCCTGGTATTTTAAGAAGCATATTGAAGAGGTTGAAGGGATAGGGATCGAGAGGGACCTGGCTGGATTACCTGTTATCACAGCCCCAGCAGGACTTGATCTTTTTGATGAGAATAACCCAAAAGCCGTACAAACCAAGAATGATGCACTTAAGTTAGTATCTAGTATTCGTAGAGATCGAAATGAAGGTGTCGTACTTAGTGATGGCTGGAAGATTGAGCTGTTAAATGCCGGTATCGGCGGATCTAAAATGGATACAAGCAGCGTAATCAATCGTTATGATCAGCGTATTGCAATCACAATGTTATCAGACATAGTTATGATGGGTGGTGACAAAGTTGGTTCTTTTGCGTTAGCTAAAACTAAGGAGAGCTTGTTAGCGGCAGCACTCGATGCACAGCTGGCTAATGTAGTAGATATCTTGAACGAAATCGCGGTACCTAGGTTGTTTGCATTGAATACTTTTACTGGATTATCTGGATTTCCTAAATTCAAGGTTACTTCAGTAATTACACCTAATCTTACTGATTTAGGTAATTACATAAAAGCATTGTCAGGAGCCAAGATGCCACTATTTCCGGATCTTGATTTGGAAAATTATTTACGACGTATGGTTAACTTCCCAGAAGTTAATGAAAATGATGAAGAACGTCAAGCACAGTTAGCAGCGGCTTCGCTTCAGACTGAGAAGACGGATAATGCTCCGCCACCTAATGAAGAAGAAAAGGACACAAAAACTGAAAAAACCGATGAAGAAGGAAAGGAGGATCCGGTAGATGAATAAGTTTTGGAATGTAGCATCAACTTTTGGTGCAGATGATGTTCTTAATGTTTATGTGTATGGAGACATTGTCACAGATCGTGATGCCTGGTTTGGCTCTCCTGACGATGTAGTTACTCGTGAGTTCATTAAGGACCTGAATAATCATCCACAGGCAAAACGTATAAATGTGTATATCAATTCCGGAGGCGGTGAAGTATTTGCTGCAGTAGCTATGGCACAGCAGCTTCAGAAACACAACGCCGAAGTTCACACCTATGTAGAGGGAATTGCAGCATCTGCTGCGACTATTATTGCTATGGCTGGAGATGTAAGACACATGTCTAAATCCAGTCTTTATATGATTCATTTGCCTTCAAGTTCCATTAGGGGTAATAAGCACGAAATGGCAAAGGGAATCGAAGTTCTTGAAAAGGTCGAAGATGTCATTCGTATGACATATGCAACTAAATGTAAGATTTCTGATGAGAAACTTACCGAGCTGATCGACCATGAATCATGGTTAACTGCTGACGAAGCTTTAGAATATGGTTTTGTTGATGACATTACAGGTGATCAGGATAAGATTGAGAATCTGATTAAGGATATCCAGAATGATATTCTGAACATGAATGGTGTCAATATTAACATTGCGGCTTATGCCGAGCCAGAAAAGTTACGTCAGAAGTTAGCAGAAATCCAAAATTCTAGTAAAGGAGGAACAACAATGGATTTTCAGGCTTTTCTAAATAGTCTTCCTGTAGATAAGCGTAAAGCAGTTGAAGAAGAGATGACTTCCCGTGTAGCAACTGGTACGAAAGAGCTTACCGAGCAGGTGACTAATCTGACAGAGCAGGTGACTACTATGTCAGAACAGGTAGCAAGCACTCAGGCAGCACTGACTGAGGCAACAAAATCTCTTGAAGACGCTAATGCGAAGATTAAGGAATATGAGGATAAGGCAGATCAGAGAGATGCCGATCAGAAATTCCTTGATTCTCTTCCGTCTGAAGCAAGAGATGCAGTAATCAGTGCAAGAAAGGCAGCAGCTGATGCAAAAGCAGAGATCGCTAAAATGCAGGACGCTGCAGCATTTGATACTTTTAAGGCGCATCTTGCCGAGTATGGTAATCTTCCTATTCAGGATGAGCATGTAACTGCACTTTATAATATGTCTAAAGCTTGCCCGGAAGATTTCGCTAGTATCGAAGCTCTTATCAAGGTTGCCGATTCTAGCATGGTAAAGCAGTTTATGCAGCTTGGTCATGATGGCGATGGCACTGACGCACCAGTTGATGCTTACGGTGAGATCGAAAAGAAAGTAAAAGATGCTATGGCTGCAAATGAAGGTCTTGATTACAATACCGCATTTGCCAATGTAATTCGTGAAAATCCTGATCTGTATGATCGTTACAGACAGGGAGTATAAAAGGAGGTAAAAGAACATGTACGAGATTAAAGGTCAGACTATTTCTCTTATTGCCGGTGAAGCAATCAGTGTTGATCAGAAGTTCATGCCGGTCTATATTTCCGGTGACAATACCTGTAAGGTAACTGGTGCAGGTGAATCTGCAAAGTATGTAGGTTACGTGCAGGCAGAAGGCAAGCTTGGTGAAGCTGTTCCGGTTATGATCAACGGTGTAACTATGTTTAAGGCTACTGGGGCTGTTGCCGCAGGTGCTACTGTAACTGGTGGTGGTATTGCTCTTGCAGCTGCGAAAGTTGCTGGTGATATTATTCCTGTCAAGATTGTCTAATTAAAGGAGGATTAAGATAATGCCTAATAGAAGTGATATTCATATTGATAAAGCGCTGACTAATATGTCAGTGAAGTATATGCAGGATACCGCTAACTTTGTAGCAGATAAAGTTTTCCCGGTGGTTCCTGTAGCAAAGCAGTCCGATCGCTATTTTATGTATAAGAAGGAAGATTGGTTCCGTGATGATGCTCGTCTGAGAGCCATGGGAGCTGAATCTGCCGGCGGTGATTACGACATCGATAATACACCTACTTATTTCTGTAACAAATATGCATTCCACAAGGATGTCTTTGAAGAGGATCGTGTCAATGCAGATTCTCCTCTGCAGCCGGATCAGGATGCTATGGAATTTGTAGTTGACAAGATTCTTCTGAATCGTGAGAATAACTGGGCTAACACTTACTTCAAGAGTGGTGTTTGGGCACAGGATCTTTCCGGTAAGAAGAGTACTGAGACTACTTCCGGTATTACTTATTGGGATGATTATGATCATTCCGATCCTATTTCCGATATTGCAAATATGGCAACTGCAATGGCTGAGATTACCGGCAAGAGACCTAACACTCTTACTATTGGTAGACGTGTTTATGATGCTCTGCGCCAGCATCCGGATATTCTTGATCGTATCAAGTTTACTCAGCGCGGTGTTGTAACTGTTGACCTGCTCGCTTCTCTGTTTGATGTCGAGCGTATCCTTGTTGCAAATTCTATTCAGAATATTGCTACTAAGGGTCAGGCAGCTGATATGGAATTCACCCTGGGTAACAATGCACTGCTTACTTATGCACCTTCTTCTGCAGGTCTTAAGAGAGCATCCGCAGGTTACATCTTTAGCTGGACTGGTCTGATGGGATCTAACGCTATGGGTGGTCGTATCAACAGATTTGCACTTCCTCAGCTGGGTATCGGTACCGAACGTATTGAGTGTGAAGTTGCTTACGATATGAAGGTCGTTGCAGCAGATATGGGTGCATTTGTTGGTAACGCTATTGACCCGGACGGTAGCATTGCTAAGTCCAAGGTTAATGGTTAATGCCTAGGTTTAAAGTAATTCGTAAAAGTGTCAGATGGAATAAGCAGACGTACCATCTTGGTGAATACCTGCCAGAGACATTTACAGAGAAGGATAAGTACAGAGTGCTGTATCCTTCTCGAATTGCTATGGTAGAAGATGAACCTGCAAAAACAGTCGCTGTAAATTCTAATGGCACTAAAAACGCGGAGGACACATCAGTGGCACCCACAAAAACAACTGGTGCGGCTTTGAGCGGTTCGAAGGTAAAAGCAAAAGTAACAAAGTAAGGAGGTGTTTGCATGTCATGGTCTTATGATGCTACTCAGTTAGCGACATCGCCAAAAGATCAGATAAGATTGCTGATCGGTGATACTAATAGTGATGATCCTCTTATTCAGGATGAGGAAATTAACTATTACATTGATCAGCATCCTAATGATAATGCACGTGCAGCTTTAGCTTGTGTTAATGTTATTATTACACGTATTACAAGCACTCCTGATTATACTTTGGGACCTTATTCAGAATCTAATGCAAGTAGATTGAAGGCTTTTAGAAGTATTAAAGCGCAGCTTGAAAAGGATGCGATTAGTTTTCAACCTCCTCTGATGAATGAGCCCACTACGACATCCATATTTCATTATGGTATTGCAGCTGAGTCTTGTTGTGTAGGAGGGGATGGACATGAATAATCAGGTTAAACAGAAGATGTTTACTTTCACTGTACGTTTACAACGTATGGTAGGTACATCTTCATTGGGTGATAAAGAATATGTCACCACTGAGATTCCAGGTTATTTGATGGAGAGTTTGAAAGTTGCTTCTTATGATTTGGGTAAAGAAGTAATGAGTAGTGCTCAGGTTTATATTCCTGGTGAATGTATGTCAAAAGTCGATCCTAAAGACATTGTATCGATAGGCACAATGCAAACTACTGAGTCCGGTGAAGAGACCTTTGTGCCTATTTTGTCTGAACGACAGATATTGCGTAGAGATAATTATTATAAGCCTGATAGTGTCCCCGATGTGGGGGTGATCTATTTAGCATGATTAAGATTTCTTTGGAAACAGGTTCAGCAAGTAAATTTACTGCTAACTTGCATCGAAAACAACGTTTGACGATAGCAGCTGGTAAAGAAGCAGTATATGAAGCTGCTAGATATGTTTATGATGATTCCCAAGAAAGAGTACCTTTTGTTACAGGAGCTTTGTGGGCATCCGGTACAGTGGCACGAGATGATGAAAATAATGTAGGTAGATCTGTGATTGGATATGGAGATTCCACTTTAAATCCGGCTACAGGAAAGACGACAGCTAGTTATGCTGAAGATGTAGAAGCAGATCATAAATTTCTGGAAAATGCATTATTGGATAATGCCACATATGTAGGAGAAATCCTTCGTGCTAGAGTAGCTCAAGAGTTTCAGAGTTAAGGAGGTGCTTATGGAAGAGTTTCTTCATATTTTCAGTAATTGGTTATGTGAACAAGGTATTTTACCTCGTGAAGCGATTTTGACGGATCGCGATTCAGAACGAGAAGATAAGACATATTTGATGAATTTACCTGAAGATGTAACTAATTGTTATTGCGTACGACAGTACAACCAACGTTTACATACATTAGCTGGTAAAGAAGCTTGTGTCAGGTATATTCAGGTAGTTGTACGTAATCAGAAACATGCATCGGCTCTTGCAAATATAGAGAAGGTGTATAAATTTTTAATTAGTCGTCCTGAGTTTATAGAAGACATCACATCGGACTGGTGGGTGATCATTGATTGCAATAAAGGTCCGGAAAAGTTGAATGAAGATTCTCAGGGTAACTATCTATATAGTCTTTCATTTCCAGTAACCACAAAATCTTAAGGAGGTATATAAAATGGCTACAATTGGTTTGCGCGACGTGTACTACGCTAAACTGCTTACGGATCCGGTAGAAGGTACACCTACCTATGCGACTCCTAAGCACATTGCAGGAGCTATTTCTGCTAATGTTAACCCGAACTCTTCTTCAGCTACTCTGTTTGCAGATGATGGTCCTTCTGATACTGCAGCAACGCTGGGTGAAATTTCTCTTGAGCTGAATATGAAGGATCTGGATCTTGCTACACAGGCAGAGCTGCTTGGACATACACTTGATAACGGTGTCCTTAAAAAGAAGGGTGCAGATGTTCCGCCTTGGGTAGCTGTAGGTTTCCGTACTCTTAAGTCTAATGGTTCTTACAGATACTACTGGCTTAACAAGGGTAAATTTGCAACTCCTGAGGAAGATCTTCAGACTAAGGGTGATTCTATTGAATTCCAGACTCCTACTATTACCGGATCTTTTGTAAAGAGAGATTCTGATGATGAGTGGCAGCGTCAGGCGGATTCTGATGACACCGAGAGTGCAGCAGCTATCACCAAGTGGTTTACCAGTCCGCTTCAGACAACGGAATAATTAGGAGGTAATTAGATATGGACAACGTAACACCTATCACTACAGTAGAAAAATCCAATCTGGAACAGGTTAGAACACCTGCCGGATCTTATTATATCGGTGAATTCGGTGGAAAAGCACGCTACATCAGATATGACCTGAATGCTTTCGCAGAAATGGAAACCCTGTTCGGTTCCATGGAAGCAGCTCAGGAGCGTCTTCAGAGCGGTTCTATGAAAGATATTAGAACTGTATTGTGGCTTGGCCTTATCTGGGATGAAGTAGTCCTTGACGAAACAACCGGTGATCCTCTTAAGTATAATATTTCACAGTATCAGGTTGGATCTTGGCTGACAACAATGAACCTGCAGGAGGTTATGAATAAACTTCAGGCAGCTATCAGCGGATCGCTTCCGGATGGAGAAAATGACCAGACTTCAGCGCAGAATATGACGCAGGCAGCTGCGGCTACTAGTCCTGAAGAAGTAAAAAATTAAATGGGCCCAAGGAGCACTGGGATTGGGCTTTGTACTTTTATGTGGGGACGGTAATCCTTCACATGTCACCAAGACAGTTTTGGCATACCACCCCACGAAAATTCAGTGCCTTATGTGATGTGCATGTAGATTTGAACAGCACAGATAAGAATAAGAAAGACAGAAATAAACGTACAGCTGAACCTACAGTTTATGTGGATCAGTTATCATTTATGTAAAGGAGGTAATTGTTATGGCGACAGACGTTGGTACCTTACAAGGTAAATTAGAGCTTGACATGACTGGCTTTAACAACGCTATGAACCAGGCAACTAACCTCGTGCGTCAATTTGGTCAGCAACTTCAGGGAGCTCTGGGTAGCACTGCTACTCAGGGCTTTTCTGCTACTAACCAGGCTGTTCAAAGTCTTGCAGCAGAAATGCAGTCCCTGACTTCTAACGCCCAGAATCTTATTTCAGTGTTGGGCCAGTTAAATAGTCAGATGCAGGGCTTTTTGACAACTATGCAGACCTCTTCCTCGCTCGGGGCGAATATGAATGCAGCTGCTACTGGAGCACAGAATACAGCTAATGCTACAGGGCAGACAGCTAATAATACACAGTCAGCTGCACAAGGAGCACAACAGTTAAATTCAAATTTAAGCGGAGCTAGCAGAAATGCTTCGAAAACTTCAAGTAATACACAGGGAGCCGCTACAGGAGCCAACAAAGCCGCGAATAATGCCAAGAAGTTATCTAACAACTTGTCAACAGCTAGTACCTGGGCTGCTAATGTAAAACGTATTCTTGAAGGTATTGTTATTTCACAGACTTTTTATAAACTGTTAAGCATCATGCAGGACCTCGTTTCTAACGCAAATGAGTTCATGATGTATATGGAACAGTCTTCAGTTGCGTTTAAGTACCTATTAGGTAGTTCAGACGACGCCTCAGGGATGCTGGAGGCATTACAGGATTTCGCTATCAGTTCTCCTTTGGATATGCAGGGAGCCACATCAGCAGCCCGAATGCTTATGACAATGGGCTTTGAAGCTGAAAATACTGTAGGCGTATTAAGAACATTAACAGACGCAGCTACCGTTGCCGGTGGCGACATGGAAGACACTGTTAATAGACTGTCTCTTGCTTTAGGTCAGATGTTACAGTCAGGTACTGTTAAAGCACAGGAAGTAAGACAGTTAGTAAATGCTAACATTCCTATCTATGAGATTTTACAGGAAGAGTTAGGTTTAACTTCAAAACAGGTGGCCAATATCGGCCAAGAATCTATCAATTCGGCCACTGCAGTAAATGCCATTTTACGTGGTTTGCAAAAAAGGTTTAAAGGCGCGAGTGAAGAAATGCAGCAAACACTAACTGGTGCGTTGAGTGCTAGTAAAGATGCATTCTATGTATTATATAGTGTTATGATGCAGGGTCCATATGATGCTATTCGTGAAAAAGTAGTATCATTGTCTAACGCTTTAACTACTTTGGCTAAAATTGCAAGAACATATGGTGTTGGTGGTGTTCTAAATGCCATCGTACCAGAGTGGTTACAGCCCTATATTAGAAACCTTATTGGTGCTTTTATGCAGTTGGGATATGCACTTAAGTATGCTGCACTGTGTGCAAAAGACATTTTTGGTGCTTCCTTAACTGAGTTAATTTATATTTTCAATCTTATCCTTCCGCCTATTACAATTTTCTTGAATGCATTGTTACAGTTGTGTCATTACTTGTTACAGACATATCCTATTTTAAGGTATGTGATTGCAGCTTTTATGACATTCTCAATTTTGACTAAATTGGGAGCTATTGTAGCTTGGTTCTGGAAGGTCTTAGGTTTAGGTAAGATTTGTTTAACAATAGCTAGCTATGTAAAGTATTTGATGAAAGCTTTAGCTATGCTGGCAGCGGTAATGGTTGCACATCCTGCCGTATTGATTTTCACTGCAATTGCGATTGCTGCTCTTGTTGCTACTGGAGCTATACAGAAAGTTATAAACAAACTTAAAGAATTATTTGCATTACTGGGAGCTAAATGGGCCAACATGAATAAGACTCTTAATTCAGGTCTTAATATTGGCTACGATCCTAGTAAAATTGCACAGCCTACAAGTAAGGCAAATCAAGACGCGGCAGAAAAATACAACAATGAATTACAGGACATTGTTGATAGTATGAATGATGTCGGTGATGCCGCTGATGATACCTCAAAGAAAATTAAACAGAATTTTAATCAGTCCTTTGATGAAGTTTTCACAATTGATCCTACTACTACAACCGCAAGTGATCTGGGCCTAGATGGTCTTACAGGATTGGATCTATCAGATACAATTGGTCAGCTAGATGATCTTGATGATGCTCTCGGTGATATTAGTGGATTTGATCTTAGTGGCTGGGATGAAGATTTCATGAGCCAGTGGGATGAAATGTGGAATAAGATCAAACAGTATTTAAAGAGTTTTGGTCTTGGTGCATTACTTGCTGGTTTACTCACAACATTACTTACAGGTAATCCTTGGTTAGGTTTAGCCGCAGCATTAGCAGCTTTGTTCTGGCCTGCTATTGCAGAAAAGCTTGGTTTAACAAAAGATCAAGGTCAAACAATTCTAGGTGCAGCACTTGGTGCTTTACTTGGAGGAGTAATTGCAAAGATATGCAAAGTGGGATTACTTAAGGGAGCTGTGTGGTCAGGTATAGGTGCTCTGATCTTTGCAGGTCTGTGGCCAGCAATTCAGGAGTATATGGATTCTGGTGATTGGAAGGCCGCAGTCAAAGCTCTTAACTTTACATTCTTCTTATCAGGTATTGGTGCATTGATAGGTAACATCATTGGTGGTCCTTTAGGAGCTATTATTGGTGGTGTTATTGGAGCTGCTATCGGCAATGGTATTGAAGGCGGTATTGATGCACTTGTAGACGGCGAAGGATGGAAAGGCTTCGTTGAAAATTGTAACTGGTCTTCTTTAGCTATGGGTCTTGGTGGACTAGTTGGTACTGTAATTGGTGGTATTGTTGGTGGGCCTGCGGGCGCAGCAATAGGTGCCGCTATTGGTAGCTTAGTAGGATGGGTCGGTGGTACTTTATTCGAAAAACTGCAAGAGAAATTTGGTGTTACATATTGGCAAGGTTTTGCTGATATCCTTGGATCTGGCTTTACTGGTATCTTTACAGGTTTGGGTGCAGCGTTCTGGCGTACCATTATTACACCTATAGGAACTGCCATTGAATCTGAATTAGGAACAACTTTAGTTGGTTCTTTGAAGAATGGTTTAAAGGGTGGCATCCTGGGAGCTATTTCCGGTTTAGCTGGCGGCTTGTTAACTAATGCTTTAACTGGTTGGATCGCAAAAGAGTTAGATATGTCAGAAAGCGATCTGAATAATTCCGCGGTAGGTCAGTCAGTTGGTGGATTGATTGGCTCTATTGTAGGTCTAATTGTCACTGGCGGTAATCCTATTGGATCTGCTATTGGTGGTGTAATTGGCCAGGTGGCTGGCGGTATTGTTGGTTTGTTTGCAAATGACATTGCAGGTGCATTATCTAATGCATGGACAGCAATAACCAACTGGTGCGCACAAGCAGGTCCTGCAATTGCTTCTTGGGCTAGTAGTGCTTGGTCGGCTATTCAAACTGGTGTAAGTAATCTGATGTATAATATAGGTTATGCTTTAGGTTATGCCGCTGGTGAAGTAGCTAAATTTGTACTTAATGCAGGTCAAGCTATAAAGAATTTCTTTACAGTTACTATTCCAAATGCTTGGGCAAGTTTTAAACAGGGTTGGACGAATTTCTGGACAGTAACATTTCCTAGTGTTCTTAGTAATATTGGGGCATTCTTCCAAAATTTAGGTCCAATGTTTGTTAATTTCTTTACTGTTACATTACCTAATGCATGGAATAATTTTAAACAGGCTTGGTACACATTTTGGACAGTTACTTTTCCGAATGTTCTTAGTAATATTGGTACTTTCTTTGTTAATGCGGGGCAGGCATTTGTTACTTTCTTTACAACTACATTACCAAATGCTTGGAATAGTTTTACTACTGCTTGGACTAATTTCTGGACAGTTACATTCCCGAGTGTATTAAGTAATATAGGTACATTTTTCTCTAATCTGTGGTCTTCTTTCTTAACTTGGGGCGCTAATATTGTTCAGGGTTTCTGGCAAGGAATTCAAAATGCTTGGAATGCTTTCCTTGAAAGTATTCATAGTTTAATTGATGGCTTTGTACAAGGTTTTAAGGATGCTTTAGGTATACATTCTCCTTCCACTGTCTTTATGGAGATCGGTGGATATGTAGTTCAAGGATTACTTCAGGGTATTCAAACTGCTTGGACAAGTCTTACAGAATTAGTTGGTGGTTTAGTAACAAGTCTTGTTACTGCAGTAAGTACGGGATTTACAAATCTTTATACAACTGTATCCACAGCATTTACAAATATAGCGACAGATATTTCCACTTGGGCAACAGATACCTTTACGACTGTTTCTACTTGGGTTGTAGATACTGCAACAAGTATTGGTTCTTGGGTAACAGAAGTAGGTACAAATATCGCTACATGGGCATCTGAGGCTAAACAAAATATTTCTAACTGGGCTACTTCCGCGATAGGTAATGTAAGAAACTTTATGACACAAAGTGTTAATAACATTGGTACTTTTGTGTCGAATGCCGCTTCAAAGATTAGTAGCTTTGTATCAACTTCTATTTCACAGTTTAGTAGTTGGTCATCTAACCTTATTTCAAAAGTAAGCAGTTGGGCTTCAAGTACACTGTCTAAAGTATCTTCGTGGGTATCTTCTGTAGTAAGTAAGATAACTTCATGGTCTTCGCAGACATTAAGTATTACAAGTTCATGGGCCTCTAATTTTGCATCAAGAGTAGCTACAGGATGTTCTAATGCAATGAGTAAAATAGCAAGCTTTATTTCTGATGCTACTTCCAGATTAAGTTCTTGGGCATCAAGTATGGCTTCTACCATTTCGGGTGTTTTGAGTCGAGCTGCTAGTGCAGCATCCAGTGCTTTAAGTAGTGCAGGATCTAGAGTAAGTAGCTTCCTTAGTGGGCATGCCGAAGGTGGTATCTTTAACAGAGAGCATTTAGCACTTTTGAACGAGGGTAATAAAGCAGAAGCAGTTATCCCTCTCGAAAATGCAAGTGCTATGCAGCCTTTTGTTGATGCCGTATCAAATGGCTTAACAGCTTCTTTAGCACCTATATTAGCAAATATGGGTAGCTCTAATAGTAATAGCGATTCTTTACAGCCTTTGTATGTAGGTACTTTAATTGCCGATGACAAGGGATTGAAAGAATTGGAAAGACGTATGAAGATCATTCGCGTAAGCGAAGATAGGAGGAGTTAATGGCTAAATCAGAGTATAAAATAAATGGTACAACCATTAAAAGGCCTTCTTCATTTAAGATCGAACGTTATAATGTTACAAATTTACAACGAACTGCAGATGCTACTATGAAAGGTGAATTGATTGCAAAAAAGCGTAAGTTCTATTTTACGTATGATGCTATTGATTCCGAAGATTTAAACAATATTTTAAATGTTATCTGGGAAACGACAAGTTTGTTTTATACTCTGACGTATGTAGAAAACAATACTACAAAATCTGCAACCGTGTATGTAGGCTCTATCCCGTCTGAACTTTTTAGGACAGGCGGGAGATGGGTCTGGAAAAATGTAACCTTCGATCTAATTGAACAGTAAGGAGGTTAATGATGTTAAGTACTGATGATAACTATAATGCAGATTCACGTGCCATAGAACAAAAAGTAAAAATTACGTTTGAAGGCATGAAACCTGTTGAAGTTTTTCGTAACGATTATTTAGTTTCTGTGAGTGTGCTGGAAGAGGCACACTCACAAAACAATAGCACACCTTTTGGTACAGTAACTTCCAATGAAGTAGATATTGAATTACTAAATGATCAAGGCATCTTTACACCATCCAATCAGAGTAGTCCTTATTATGGAAAAATGAAAAGAGGAGTAAAGATAGAACCATTTATACGTCCTATGACTGAAGAAGGAGAGGAAGAATATGAATGGGATCCTTTAGGTGTGTATTATGTAACAGATTGGTCAGCTACAGTAACAGGTTTACTTGCCACTGTAACAGCCAATGATAAATTGTATGATCTGTTTACAGATAACGTACCAGATTATAAAGTGCATGAAGATGTCGCGATCAAAGATTTTTATAAGGATATCCTGGCGTTACTTGCTGTTACTGGAGATATAGATGATAGTCTAACGGATACGTTAGATTATGCATACATTGTTTCCGCACCTAAAACCCTTTTATCTGATTTGGGTCTGGCAAGTATGGTGGATTGTTTTTGTAAGCACGATGGTTCTATAAAAGTACAGAATCTGAAAAATATTGGGGATGTTAGAGCAACCATTACAGATTCTAATCAGATTATTTCGGCTTCTATCACACAGTCCATTGTACAGTCTTATGATGGTGTAGCAATGCAGTGTCATCATATCCAGGAAAGCGATGTAAATTCAGTTTTATCTAATACTTCTGTTGATATTCCAAATGGAGAGACAAAGTGGGAGAATATCCAGTTTTCACAGACCCCAGTTTATCGTATTTTATATACCATGATCACTGGTGCTTCTGATGCCTTTGTGGATATCGACAAAATTTATCCTACTAATATTTCCTATACGGTGGATAGCGCGGATACTGATCGTGAAGATTGTTCAGTTACATTCTATGGTACGTATCTGGAACATAATAAAGAAGATTTATCCACAGAAGGTGAGAATCTGTTAAAAGTGGATAATATTTATGTACAGGATACTGAAAAAGCTATTGCATTACGTCAGCATCTAATAGCATACTTATATAACTGGTTACCTATATTGGAGCTTGAGATTAGAGGCAATCCTAAATTTGAATTAGGCGATATAATTACCGCTGTAAGTACTCGATACAATCTGAACTATACGGGGGTAGTTATTAAACAGACCTTTGATTATAGTTCTAGCGGTTTAACAGGTACATTAACGTTGTTAAATGTAGACATTTTAAAGGAGGTGGGATAATGGCGTTTTCAAATAATATCTTACCTACCGAAGCAGCGTATTATACTTTAAATAATGCAACTATTAAAAGTACCACTTTGAGTATAGGAGCAGGAGGATCTGCTTTTTACAAAATTGATGAAACTGTTCTTGCTGCTTTACCTAAATCCTTTTCATTTAACTACCGGCTAATCTCACCATTAGATATTGAACCAAATATAAAAGTACAGTTTACATTTGTGTTGTCAAATGGAACAAGACAATCATTTACAATCTTTCCAACAAGTTTAACAGGAAATATCTACATGATCACCATTGATACTAAGGATGGTGAGTATACGTCTTGTACCATTAAACTTACTTCAGATGTAAATTGTAGTATGTCTTTGTGGGAATTATGTCCTGAGGCATCTGATTCGGATATAGAAACAGTCATTGATAACGTTAAGCAAAGTTTACCTCGTGTTTTGTATGATTATAATACCTGGCCTTTTACAGTAGAACAAGTAGAGAGTACAGTAGCTTTAATCACATGCAGATTGAAGGGAGATACCGATATTCAGGGGCACTTCCTTATGAACTTTACTGCATCCGAACAAGCTATAGTAACTCTTCGTTTTTACGATAATGAAGGCGAAGAATTATTCGCACCATTAACGTATGATATTCATGCAGGATATAATACAATTGGTGTTCCGCATGCATTCCTTACAAGATTAACAGGTCTACATACTTTCGCAGTCACGGCACAAACCACTGCAGGCACTTTAAGCATGGATACGCGAGGAGTTTTATTCACAATTGATGGTGGCTACCTTGCTTCACGTGAGATTACCATTGGGTTGAATGTGCGCGACTTGGCTATTAAGCAAACTAGTGCAGATACAACTCCTGAAGAAATTTGGCTTGTGGGCATTGATGAAAATGAAGTACTGGTGCGTAAGCGTAGTTATTCTGATCAGAATGCTAATGTTAGTTTTGATCCTGTTGCTTCTATTGGTGAAGGTATTGATGCAGCTATTGAATTTGATGGTAACTGGGTATTACGTGCTGGTACAGATCAATTTACTATTGAGACTGAAGTGGAACCTTGGGTATTTTGGGTAGACACGGATAATAATCTTTATGGTAAGCATGGCGTAACATCTAATGAAGTACCGATTTTATTAGATACTGAAGTAACACAAGTAAGAGCTTGTAAAGGTTATAGTTCAACAGTATATCTTGATCAGGATCAGGGTTTAACTATCGCTTATCTTAAAAATGGTAAACCTTATTATAAACAATATGTGTATAGTACTGTGTCACAAACTAAAAAATGGCTAGATGCCGTCTTACTTATCGATGAAGAAATAACTACAGTGCAAATACATAGATTAAATGACTATAGGTTAAGTTTTGAATTATCTAATTCAGAACATAATTTGTGGTTATATACTTCACGTACTTATGTTGCACAAACCGTGCCAGTAGAAACAATCAACCTGCAGAATAATGAAAATGAATTTTGTTTCTTGTATTGTCCTGCTGATATTGATCAAACTGTAACTATTAAATGTAGTAGCAGCGATGACGGATTAGAATATTACTTAGATTTTAATAGGGAATTAGTTGGTGAACAATATAATTTAAGTGATTGTATTACTATTCCTGAAACAAGTGTCGAATTGTTTAACATCAAATCTATGTCTTATGAAAACTTTACAGGTAGCGCCCGCATAACAATTAAATTAAAGGAACGTTCTAAAACGCTAATCACCAATGTCTATGTTTGTCAAACAGTATCTAATAAGTTACTTTGTAAGATAGAAGATTACGGTACTATTCAGTGTCCTGCTTATGTTGGAACTATTGATACCACGGTTTATAGATATTATGATTTACCTACTGAGCAGTTCTCGTTAAGTTCTTCAGGTATACCTATATATACACCTATTACATCCAAAACACAAGGTGTTTCAGAACAATTTACTACTACTGTTGATGGTAACCCTGTTTATACTGAAGTTTCTTATAAATCACAAGATGTCGCAGAAACGTTCACTGTTACACAAAGTGGTGTGCCTGTGTATACACAGACAGGTTCACAACCTATTTAAGGAGGTAGCTTATGTTACAATTAAAAATGGGCATACATAATCATTATACTATATATAAAGAAAGCCCCACGCAGCCGAAACATAAAGTGGCTGAATTCGACAATTTAATAACCGATAAGGGATTTAATTGGATGGTTATAAATGATCCTAGAGTAAACTATATGTGTTTTGGTTCTGGTTCAACGGAGCCACAAATTTCAGACACTTCTTTAACCAAGCAGATTTTTACGGGAAATATAGATCATTATTCTGCTTCGGATTATGCGGAAGATTCTCTTAATTTTTATTTTACTTTTAAGGTACCTGCAGATACTAGTCATGTAGGTACTATAACAGAGGTGGGCATTTATGGTGGTAGCGGTGGCTATGGCTATGGCTTAATTACACACGCACTTATTAAAGATGCAGAGGGCAATCCAATTGCAATCACAAAAAGTGATACTGAAGTACTTTATGTAGATGTGCACGTAAAGGTTGTTGTAACCAATAGTGGAGGTTTTAAATGGAATTATAATTATCCATTATATTTTAATGCAAAAGCTAGAAACATTGGTATTCCCGCTGTGTGTTGTTTACCTAGTTTTGCTTTATTACGTTCTGAACCTTCTATCATGTCTGACGGAGGCGTTTTAGCGGCAAAAAAACAAGCTACACATACCTATAATGCATCTAGTCATACAGATATTATTTCCGCTAATCGTTTTGGTACAGATGTAGTTACTTCGCAGCATTATATTAACGCTATTTCATTTTATCCTAACATCGGCGGCAGCAGTTATGCTTATAATGGTTCTCATATTCCGTTAGGCTGGTGGAAATATCCTAATACTGATATTTTTCCTAATAGAACATTAACAGGTATGTCTGTAGGGGCGGGAGATGGTACAACTAAAGAATTTACACCCCCACTTAATTTATGGGTAAAAAACACAGAAAAAATCTACATTGACGGTGTCTTAAAAACACGTGATGTAGATTATACTTGCGATAATCGTAATAATTTAAGTATTCTAACAGAGTTATGTCCTACTGCTTTCACCACTATTTTAAATGATTACCAAATAGCTACTTCTAAACAAAGTAACTACGGTATACATCCTTTTAATGGTGGGCTTTTAAATACTTCTTACTTTGGTTCTGAAAGTACGGATACTGGCATTGCTTGTTACATATGGGATGCAGATCATCCATTGACTTGGAAATTGGAAGAAGATCCGCAGATAGGTATGGAAGCTGACGGTTTCTACTTAAATAATTTAGCCACTTCTGCAGGTAGCAATGTATATTGGCAAAATGTTACAGTTTCTATATATTATTCTACCGATAATGAAACATGGAACCTAGCAGGTACATATACAGAAACATCGCGGTCTAGCTATTTATCGCACAAATTTGAATTTGAACAAACTATTAACGCTCCTTATTGGAAACTAATAGTAGATACTTCTGCTGGTTCTTCTTCTCATAACGGAGAACGACTATATGCAAGAGGCATTAGTTATTTATATAGAAACGGCTTTAAAATTGTATTTATAGAAGCTCCTGCTGAAAACGCCGTAATTACTATGGATGCTGATATTGATCGTCCTATGAAAAATGACAACTTCATTATTGATGTTAATCCGTCCTTTACTCTTGGATAAAGAAAGGTGGTGATTTTATTGTCTTTGACAATTGAAAAAACCATCGACCTAACTACGTATGAGGAAAATACTGAGCCACGCGTAGTGGCTCAGTTATCCATAATACATGAAGCACAAGATGGTGAAATAGTACAATATTATATACATCCAGATTCTTATAATGAGGGTGATAAAGCCTCTAACGCCATAGGTGTATATAATGATACTACTAAAGTTTATGATTATATAAACTACGATGAACTTAAATGGGGAGTGCCTAAACGACGTATTACATCACAGCGTATAGACAATCTAGTCGTTAAAGCATTTCCTAATATTGGTGCTATTGCTGCATATAAATTAGCTTATCGTAATATTTCACGAGTTATAGCGCCTGTCAACTACCGTAAAACTAAATATCAGGCACCTACTTTTACGTATGCTGTAAACTCTGATAATACAATTACATTTACTATAACTCCTCCAGAAAAAGTTACATATAATGCTTATCGTATTATCATGGCATTAGATGAAAAGCAAATCGAACATGTAACTTACGATACAACGTATACAGCTCCACAGGCTATATGCAGCGGCACATATTTGATTTATATTATAGGTTATGTTAATGAGGGTGAAATTACTAGTTATGAAAGTGATGCAGTAGAAGTTACATTAAAAGGCCAATATGAGACTTGGCCTAACATAACTCCTGGTGCGGAAATTTATAATAAAGCTCAAATTGACGCGATGTTTAGTAAAATTAACAATGTTCTTATCTCGAAAAATGCTGGCAAAGTTATTACAATTGGCACCAGCGGAGAAGCTATTGCCAGTGATATCACTTTCGATGTTTGGGAAGGAGGTGCTTATTAAATGTCTACTTTTAAATTAGTAGATTCTGTAATGCTAGATAATAATTTAACTAGCGTAGCAGATGAAATCAGAAAAAAGTCAGGATCAAAAAGTGACTTAAATTTTCCGGAAGATTTTATTACAGAAATTGAAAATATAGGCGGAGGCACTATTCCAGAAAATTTTATTAGTATTATACGTAAAGCTACTTTCTGCACTTCGCTTTTGACATTTACAGGCACAACATATAATGGCATTTCGCTGTCGTCTGGCAGAGGTGTATGTAGAACCCTCCCGGAAGGTAACGAATATATTTCTGTCGAAGCCTACTATAACAGCACTAACGATGGCACAGGCTATATCCTGAGTATGGGCGCATTGCATCAGAGGCAGACTTTTAGCTTTACGCCGAGCAAGTTTGTCGGTTATGACGATGACCACGCTTTCTCACAAAGCTACCAAGGTAAACATCATATTGTTGTTACGTACGACAAAAGCACCATAATAAAAATCTACATCGACGGTGAACTGACGGATACGATATCTCTAGGAGGGGCATTAAATATTGTCCAGAACTATTTTAACCAGGGTTCCTGGATGGAAACAAATTACGAGTGCTTTGAAGGCGAGATTTATTATACCCGGATATATAAAAATATCCTCTTAACCGAAGATGAAATACTTATATTATATAAACATAGAGAAGACTTTGTAAATTAGTGACAAGGAGGTATACTATGGCAGATACTAAAACATTTTTACAAAAATTTGGGCCTTTAGCAACTGAAGATTATCGCACCAGTGGGATTTTAGCTTCTATTACTGTAGCGCAAGGTATTCTTGAATCCGGATGGGGCACATCAACTCTTGCCACTAAGGCTAATAACTTTTTTGGTATGAAGAAAAACCTTTCCGGCAATACATGGCCTAATAGCACATGGGACGGTAAATCAACCTATACGGTAACTACCAAAGAACAGAAAACCACCGGAGAAGTTTATGAGATCAAAGCAGAATTCAGAAAATATACGGAGATGCTCGATTCTATTAAAGATCACAGTGCTTATCTTAGTGGAGCCAAGAATGGCGCCAATTTAAGATATGCTGGATTAGTCGGCGAAAAAGATTACAAGAAGGCTATCCAGATTATTAAAGACGGTGGTTATGCCACCAGTCTTACCTATGTACAGAGTATCTGTAATCTAATTGAGAAATACAATCTGACACAGTACGATGTACTGACAACAAGTAACACCAATAAAGAAACAAAGGAGGAAGTAACTATGAAACTTGTTGAATCTATTTTGACAAAGAATCCTTGTTATTCCGGAGGTCGTAAACTTGACAACGGAGTAAAAGGTCTGATGCTTCATAGTGTTGGATGTTCCCAGCCCAAAGCATCAGTATTTATCAACAGCTGGAATAGTGCATCTTATGATCGTGCTTGTGTGCACGGTTTTATCGATGCTAACGATGGCACTATTTATCAGACTCTTCCATGGAATTGGAGAGGATGGCATTGTGGATCTGGTACTAAAGGCAGTGCAAATAATACTCACATTGGAGTAGAAATGTGTGAACCTAATTGTATCAAATACACTAGCGGTTCCTCTTTTACTTGTACCGATAAGGCTACTGCACAGGCTATGGTCAAGAGAACATATGAGGCTGCTGTTGAACTGTTTGCATACCTCTGTGAAAAGTACAGTCTTGATCCTACTAAGGATGGCGTAATTATCAGTCACAAGGAAGGCCATTCTCGCGGCCTGGCATCTAACCACGGTGATCCTGAGCATCTTTGGAAGGGTGTTGGACTTTCTTACACGATGGATACTTTTAGGGCTGCTGTTGCGGCAAAGATGGGTAAGGTTACTGTAACTGCACCTACTACTGGTAGTACTACCAAAGAAACTACTGGTACGTCGGATGTGCCTTACAAGGTAAAAGTAAAGATTGATGATCTGCGTATTCGTACAGGCCCTGGAACTAATTATACTTGGACTGGTAAATATACTGGCATTGGTGTATTTACTATTGTTAAAGTATCTGGTAACTGGGGTAAACTGAAAAGTGGAGCTGGTTGGATTTCACTGTCCTATTGTACGAGAGTGTAATACACTTATGTGGTTTTTAGTAGTGCTCTATTTTATTATATCTGCAGTATTACTAGTATTTGATGTACTCTTTTTGGTACTTTCGATAGTATCAATGTATTTTGATATGTACGATGATCGGTAATTCTGTTAGATATAATCTTGGAGGTATATATGTTAAAATTGAAGCAATCTCATAGAGATCCCGAAGAATGGATAATTTTTGAACCAGGGAATTTTCAACAGCGTCATACACATTGTAGACATCTACGTGTAGCTTTAAAAATTAAATATTTGGTTACGCATGAAATGCTTCCTGTATCTACTAGTATCCGATTCGTAAATAGCTGTATTCGGATAGCTCCTAACAATGAGTACAAAGAAGCTCTTATACAGTATAGAGACGAGCTGCTTCGCAATCATCGTTCACATAAGGGCGCTTAAGAGTAAGGCTAAGCTGTCCCGCGGGGTGGTGCACATGCGGTGCAAATAATAAGCAAAAAGAAAGGGTGGTATCCGCGAGGATATCACCCTTTTGTTATGTAACCCCTATTTAATTTCTTTATCTATACCAAGGAAAGCCTGCTGTTAAAGCTAACAAAAACATTGTCACAATAAAAAGCGGAATCAGACGATCAAAAGAGATTGTCTTAGGATGTGCAAATGTGCCAGCAATTAAAGAGATAACACACAAGGTAGATAATACTCCGTATAAAATTTCCATTGTTACTTTTTCCTTTCGATGGGACCTGCATAAAATTTATTATAGCGATCCTCTTTTGCAATAACCTCATTGTACCAAGAATAAAAATCTTTCTTCACGATACTGTCATCTTTCTGCTCAATGCATACAACATCATCTCCTTCAGGATCAACATTATAATCAAACTCTGTGCCTCCTAAATCTCCCCAATTGACTCCAATTTCAAAGTCAGTTTTAAAAGGTACAGGGCAATCAAACAATTCTACAGGCACATCAATCATCCATTTATTCATATTTATACCAAACCACTGTATAACCGCTGGATCAGCCGGAATCTCTACTAGTGTAGAGTCATGAATTAAATCGATAATACGAATACCATGTTCCGTAATTTCTTTTTCATGCTGAATACAACACCACAATAATGTATCGGAAGAAGATGACTGAATAGGAAAGTTCTTTGCTTCATTCTGCAGTGAATGCAAAGATGCTGGATTAACTAACCCAAATCTTCTTCTTCGTCCCCAAGGTGTCTCAAGATAATTACCTAACTCTACCTGATCGGCGCACCATTGTAAATAATCATGCGCTCCTGGATAAGCTTTAAACCAGTTATCAATATGTCGTTGTGCTTCATCAATGGAAATATTAAACGTATCCGCAATGCTTGGTGCCTCACGTCCATATGCTATACCAAAGTTCAATGCTTTGGCAATCATCTTCTCCTGCTTTGTAAAATGTGGACCAAACATTTTGGTTGCTGTCTCTTTATGCAGGTTACGACCCTCTTTAAAGATCTGCAGAAGTGTCTCATCCTTAGATAAGAATGCTAGCCAACGCAATTCAGCTCCGGAATAGTCGATCTCTCCTAATACATAACCAGGAGGGGCGATGAAAGACTTACGAATATTTCCAACCCCGTTCGCGGATGGCTGATTCTGTACATTAGGTTCTTTACTGCTTAAACGTCCTGTAGCTGTAATGTGTAATGTAAAGTTAGTTCTTACTCTACCATCTTCATCACGCAGATCAAGTAAGCCAAGTACATATGTGGAATATTCTTTCTGTACTCTACGATATTCCAGCACCTTCTTAATCAATAATGGTGCGTCTTCAATAGATTCCAGAATATCCTTGCCAGTAGATCTACCCTTTTTAACACGCGGTTTAAGTTTTAAACGATCAAACACCATCCAAGCCATCTGCTGAGGACTACCTGCTTTAAACTTAGGTGATGCACTCTTAGCTCCGGTCTGCTGCATATACAACTGAGGATCCCAAAACGGAGTGGCTAATTCATCTATCTTGTCATTTATTTCTTGTAACAATGCTTCGTACTTAACAGATAAGATATCCAGATACTTGTCATTGATCAAACAACCATTTTGTTCTACGCGAGATAAGAAGTTTGCTGCGGGGATCAAAATATCCTTGTATACGTGCTTTAGGGGTTCATTACTCGGTTTATCTAATTCTTCCTGCAACACATTAAATAACTGTAATGTATAATCTACGTCGACAGCAACACGTTCACATAGAGCTTCGAAGTACTGCGGATACGTATCTAATTCGACATTCTTCCATTCCTGATTCATTTTGTACTTATACTCTTTAGCATTCAAGAATATCTTCGTAAGATGTCCAAGATCATGGGCTGAAGTTTCATCCAATACGTAATGCATATACATAGTATCTTCATCGATACTAATGTCAGCTAAACCTCTACGCCACATTACCTTTTTATCATATTTACCATGCTGCCAAATACATTTCCAAGGCACGCCACTTAAAAAGTTATGAACGAACTGACGCATCTCACGCGGAATAACATAAGCATGATTCTTTTCGAAACAAATACCTAATACCAGAAACTCTACTGTACGATAATCCAATCCAGTGGTCTCTATATCATAAGATACATGTTCTAACTTACCCTCATTAAACAAGATCATCATGTGTTTCCATAGAGCAACACATTTTTCTTTCGTATCGCAAACTTCCCAAGTAGTTACTCCTGTATCAGTAGCTTCTCCGCCTTTAAAGATTGTAGCTGCTAACTGCATGTAACTAAAGAATGGTTTATAATCGCCAGGTTTATGAATAAGTACACCAGGATTCATAATAGGAATTATTTGCGGCATTGTATCTAATTCTGCTAAAGTACTTTTTAAAGTACTATCATACAAAGAACCATCCATTACTCTGCCGTATAATTCTGTTACCTTTAATTTACTATTTGCCATCAAAGTCTGAATAGCTGTTGCGCCACACACTAAAATCATACTTGGCTTAACAGTTTTAATTTCCGCCAGAAGATACTCTCTACAATTAACTGGTGCGTCAGCAGGAAATTTCTGTCCTTTCTTTTTAGGCACTGCACATTTAATTGCAGTAGTGTAATACACCTCATTTTCTTTATACGGCATGTTAACTTTCTGTAAGGTATCTTTTAATACCTGTGCACCGGCACCTGTCATCAACTGACCACGAACACATTCTGTGGCTATAGGAGATTCTCCAATAATCATTAAACCACTAAAGTTCGTAAGTGCCTTAATACGATTGTGTAATTGCGTACCATTGATCTGTGGATACTTATTACAATTACAATTTACACAACTCATTCCGCATCACTTCCTTTCTAATAAATTGCTTGTTCCTGGAATACTTAGATCCCTTAATAACCACATTGGTCATGCAGCCACCTCCTGTATAACAAAAAATCTGAAATTGCTTATATTATTATAATATAAGCAAATTTCAGATTTTTAACGGGTCAGATATTACAGGAAATAAATACCCCTCTCAGTATTCGGATCCCCGATACTATTCCACGCTGCGATATTGTATGCAAGCCACATTTCGCTGCACTGTCCCTTCTTGAAATCGATCGGATCCTTGTCCGGACGATCATCATCAGAGAATCTCATTGAATGACGAGCATATACATAAGGGATAGCAGAATCACAAGATCTGATCTTCGGAATGATCCCCTGTTCGGATGCCTTATTACACATCAGCACCTCAAGCGGCGTTTTCCAACAACCCAGAAGATGCAACTCCCACTCACCGAGATGAGGTACACGATCCTGCAGATTACTAATAGCAATAAGTCTACCATCACGTTCCTGGCAGGTATCGATTAGATGCTTAGGAATACCTATAGTAGAGATGTAAATACCAAAGTCACTGATAATACGTACAGCACAATCCAGCCAATCATCCATACTATTACCCTGAGGAACAGCCATCAGACGGAATCTGTGATCAAGCATATCATGCTGGATATAATAAGTGATCGCTTCCTTGATAGCGTTGTACGTACCATTGTTATCCTTATACAGATCCGGAAGAATGATCTCATCCGCGTGAATAATGTCCGCTCTACGAACGCACTCTTCAAAAGGCATCGGCTTACCTTCAATGATTCCATTATCCAGGATCAGAAAAGAATCCGGCTTACGTTTTTCACGAAAGAACTTCGTGTAATCTTCATAATCTTCTTCACCTACGAAGCATGCTAACGCCATATGAATATCCGCATCCTCTGTCATATTCAGATAATTCTGCGGCACAATACTTGCCATTTTAACCATAATTTTTATCCTCCATTACTTATCTGGCTCTTCAGCCGATCTTTAAAAACGGGAGATTACAAGAACCTCCCGTTCGCTTGTTTTTATTTGTTACTTATTACATAATGTCGTAAATGCCATTGGATTCAAAAGCAATCTTACGATCGATACAGGTTCCACAAGTTCCACAAGGCACTTCTTCACCTTCATAACAGCTCCATGTATGTTCAAACTCTTCATGAGTCATTCCCATGTCCAAACCAGCTTTTACAACGCCTGCTTTATTAAGATTCCACCAAGGAGCTTCCAGCTTTACGTGCTGGCCAGTTCCTTCATAGATAGCCAATGCCTGTGCATCGATAAATACCTTAGTACAATCAGGATAAGCACTACCTGCAGCATCATCTGCATGAGCGCCGTAAAGAATTATATCTGCTCCGAGCTGATAAGCTACCGCAGCAGCATATGCAAGAAACAGTCCGTTTCTAAAAGGTACATATGCAGACACAGTACCGGAACCACCCAGCTCATTAAGCTGCTCTACATAAGACTCATGTTTGATCTCCATTGCAGATCCTTCGAGCAATGCACAACAATCCTTGTTAAAGCGGAACACCTGTGACAGATCTGCATCATACACTGGTACGCCAAGGTGTTTGCACTGCCATTTACAGTACTCCTGTTCTTTAGCGTGCTTCTGTCCATAGAACATACTCAATGCCATGACGTTTTCTGCACCATATTCTTTAACAGCCTTGTACAAAAGTACTGTGGAATCCAATCCGCCACTAGCAAGTACAATCGCCTTACTCATGTTTGTGCTCCTCCTTTTTCTGATTCTCCTTAGCCTGCTTTCTAGCCTGGCGACAAGCTTCGCATCTTACCGGATAGCTGAAACCCTTGTTCTTAAACCACTTCTGCTGTCCTTCATTGATTACGAAAGACTTACCACAATCCTTACACTGTCTAGTAATGTCCGCCATGATAACTTCCTCCTTAAATCTTAAAACCCATAAGGGTAAGTGCTTCATTACGTGCAGCTACATTATCTGCAAAACAACCACTAACAGAAGATGTAACTGTACTTGATCCAGGTTTCTTAATACCGCGCATACACATACATGTATGTTCCGCCTGAATAACTACCATGACACCAAGCGGCTCAAGTTCTTCTTTAATGGCATCTGCAATCTCATTTGTAAGACGTTCCTGCACCTGTAACCGTCTTGCATAACATTCTACCAGTCTAGCCATCTTGCTCAAACCAACAACACGTTCTTTAGCTACATATGCAATGTGAGCTTTACCAAAGAACGGAGCCATATGATGTTCACACTGGCTGTAGAATGTGATATCCTTAACAATTACAAGACCGTTTGCATAAATGCTACCCGGATCTTCATCCTCATCATGAAGCTTTCCAGCATCAAAGGTTTTATTAAGAATATCGTGTGGATCCATTTCATATCCACCAAAAAGCTCTTCATACATAAGAGCTACCCTCTTGGGTGTTTCGAGAAGTCCTTCTCTTTCCGCATCTTCATTTGGAATTGTTTCCAAAATCATCTTTACGGCTTTTTTCCTCTTACTGAGCTGCTCATCTAACTCAGCACGAGGAACAATCTGTTTGTCTGCGTACATTACTTCACCTCCACGATTTTATGTAGTTGAACACCGACACGTAACCTTGGATCAGCTGCTGCAATCTCGATGCACTTCTTCCACATGTTCACCATATCAGAACCCTCAGGCTGTAACCAAATGTTTCCCGCATACAGCTTTCTCACTCCACTCGGTATCGCTTTCTCTGCATCGAACGTAGAAGTCACAACATATTTGAGTTCATTAGGTCTACAATGAGGACTAATCTTATAATCAGCATCCTCTTTAGGTGAACATGTAATCCAAGCTCCTTCAGGTGTTTCCTGCGTACCATTGGTTTCAATCGCCACGCTAAAACCCTTAATAGAAAGCTGGTCTACAAGATCCTGTAACATCGGCTGGATACAAGGTTCGCCGCCGGTGATAACTACCAACTGTACATTGTACTTTGAAACTTTTTCGACAATCTCAGGAATGGACAGATCCATCTTTGCACGGTTTCCCCAAGATTCTTTTGTGTCGCAAAAGTCGCAATGTAAATTACAACCCTGTGTACGAATAAATACACAAGGCATGCCAAGGTGAAGTCCTTCACCCTGGATGCTTCCGAAAATTTCTACTAACTGCATTTTACACCTCCGCGTATGATGTAGGAGTTTCATATACTCTTACGTGAACTTCTATTGGAAAGATATTCTGTTCATTCAGGTGCTCTTTTATCAGTTCCGCGAAGTGAATCGCCATATCTTCTGCTGTAGTTCTTCTCGGCATAATGTAATGACGCATATTGAACTTTTCAGCCCATTCAAGTAGTTCGTTTTCAGCTTCTTTTCTAAATACTCCGGAACTAAAAATAACAGCATGATCAAAACGAGACTTAATACACTCTTCGATTGCCGCTTTAAGATCCTTAAAATCAATCACCATATCAGAACTAGGACCACCTTCAATCTGGTCGCCATAGATCTTAATAAAGACACGATAAGTGTGTCCGTGAAGATTCTTACAAAGTGCCTCATGTCCTGTCAACATGTGAGCACAGTCAAAAGTTACTTCTTTACTTACTGTTACTCTTCCCATGTGACATTTACCCCCTCAGCCATTTCTGAAGAGCCATATGCTTTTTTATACTTGAGGATCTCTTCACAAACACTTGTTACCAGATCCTGATAAACATCGCTATCAAGTGGGCACGCGGAAGTATCCACTTTAATAACCGGCATGCCGATAACATTCATATAATAAAGCCAATGCTCATACTCAGCCACGATCTGCTTCAGTTCATCTACCTCAACATAATCATCCTTCCAAGCAATACTTCTCATTGCCAGTTCAGTCAGATTAGCGTATACATACACGAATACAGTATTCACTTTCTGCAGCTCTTTCAGAACAGATACAAGATCCTGATAATAATCCTCTTCAAGAGGAATATTTTTAACCTTGCTGTAAATCAGCTCATCCGGATAATAAAACCGATCATAAATAATATCAATCTGACTATTCAGCAATTCCTTAGCTAATTCCGGTTTGTTTTCCTGTCGATAATCACATTTGTGATACTCCATTCCAAGCTGTTCTGCGATGATCTTTGTGAGGGTTGTCTTGCCGGCACCATCAGGTCCTACAAAAATAACATTCACTGGTGCGTTCTGCGTATTCAGAATGCGTGCCTGAAGACACTTATACCACGGAGTGTCTTTCAGCTGAGCTTCACGTGCATGACGGTCAGCACTCATAGCAACATTAAAACCGCCGCCATGGAATCTATGAGACAGTTTAGCTCTGTTCAGAGCTGCTACATCAGCCATATCAATACCAGTAGTGGTGGCAATAGCGGAAACATACCACAAAACATCGCCAAGCTCTTTTGCTAGCTCCATCTTGTCTAATTCTGTATCCTTATGAAAAATTGCGTGCTTGAGAAGATCCAGTACTTCTCCTGACTCTCCTCCGAGACCCATTGCCCAATCAAGCAATCTTACGCTCTGAGGTGTCAACTGTCTTACAGGCTTAAAAATGCCTCTTGATTCTGCTTGATACTCATTAAACATATCAAAACCTCCTTAATTGTCTCCGCCGAATATAAAAAGAAAAGGCAGCGGGTGGATGGTACCCACTGCCCTCCTTCGGCTTGTTTCGTCACATCGCCGTGACTGGATTAGCCCAGAAACGAAGTTTCCATAGAATTTGCAGCAAGAATCTCGCGAACGTTGTTACGCTTCTCACCTTTGTACTCACCCTTCTTCTGTGTCTGAATACCAAGGGTAATACGACACTGACGATTGATGATCACGCCGCTGTCTGCAAACTTGCTCGGATTGAAGCTTGCGCTGTCCTCTTCCGGAACGACTCTGGTAATAAGCTGCTTAAGACGCGGAAGTGCATACTTAGCACCTTCACCAGTGAGCACATAGTAATCAAAGATCTTTCTGTCGGCGAACTCACCATCAAGGATACTATACACGCATTTGATCATCGGAGATCCAGATGACTGAGAAGTCGTAAACTCGAACTCCTCCACGATTGCGTTGTAGGTACCTTTCGGAAGCACCTCAAAAGCGCTTGACTGCTCTTCAACCTCATTGAGATTGAAAACCATGCCCTCAGTGTCTGTGGAAGCGGTAACACCTGCTTCGTTTGCTGCTGGTCCTAAATTGAACTGTTCCATAAAAAACCTCCTACTCCTTCCTTACTGCCCGTCCGCCACCCACTAAATAATTTTTTCTTACGCACTTTACGTAAGAGTACTGGGAAAGGGATCTGCCCCCTAATTCTTTACGCTTCCGCGTAATGTTTTAACTAGATAAACTACCCAGTTACCTTTCAATCAATCAATCACCGAAAGGATCAAGAAATCAAATCATTGATTTAATCTCTATAATAATATAATATAGATAAAAATCTTATTTTTAACGGGTGAAATAGCTTTTTTAAAATTTATTTTATGCATTGTCCAGATCGTAAATGGACTTCATGCTTGGATTATCAATATAGGAGGATTTCATATTGCTACCAAAACGGTGCTTTGCTGCAATATGTGCATTTCCATATTTTCCTCCTACCATAAACATCCTTCGAGTTACTAAACCACCCTCAAGTGGAATTGTAGTAAGATAACCTACACAGTCAACCAAACCTCTGACATCGCCGGCAAGCTTACCAGGAAGAAGTGGCGTATAATACCAATTCTTCGTAGCATCCTGATCTGTATCCTGACCACAAATAAAGAGGCTATTTACAGGAAGATCACGAAGTCTACGAACAAGAAACTGAATCATCTCTCTTGAACGACCCCATTCAGCAAACTGTGCCTGATCAGGTTCCTGATCAATACGCTGTGTAAGAGGATCAATACCGAGCAGCTGATACATACAATACTTCTGTGCCTCAGTAAGTGAATCTGTAATTACTGTGCGGATCATCTTCGGAGTAGGAATAAGCTGTTCAAGCTGTGCATCATCCTTGCAAATAGCTGCCGGATAACCTTTGATCTGCGCTTCCAATCTACGAAGATTCTTAATATCATTTGCATCGCGGAATTTCACATGAAGTTTAAGGAACTCATAAATGTTAGCATACTGCTTAAACGTCTGCACCGGAATAACCATAATGTGTGCTGCAACATCCACACCCTGCTGCTTGCCCTGTTTTACCAGCTGCTTAAGACCCTTTTCACCGCCCTCAAGAGCGATATAAAGGATATCACGATAATCTTCTACAAATACCGAAGTACCTGCAAAATACGTTTTACCTACACCGAAATCTCCATAAATCAACATGGACAACCAATCAGTTGCAAAATCCAGATCTCTTGCAATAAACGGATTGTTTGCGGAAACTTCTACTACAGGTTTTACACCTATTGCTGTTTCGTGTGCCATTGATACATTACCAGATAAACCAGCCATTATTCATCCTCCTCATCACCATACATAAATTTAAAGCCATCATTATCTTCCTGATCAGCTCTACTCTCTAATTCAATCTTCATACACTCATCCATAGCCAAGATTTCATCTAACTCTGGTACGCTCTTGCCTTCAGCCGCAAGCTTCTCAGGCCAAGGAATATTTTCACGCCAGGGATCTAAATTACCATCCTCATTACGAGGCCTCTGTTCAAAATTAACCATAAACTCCGAAATAGCAGTCTCATCTTTACGATCCATAGCTAAACAAAGATCTCTGCAAGGACAATCCCAGATACAATCTCTTGTAGGTGAAGGATAACAATACAGATCCTTCCACAACATCTGGCGTAATTCACCCAAAATATGTTCTTCAGTAGATACGATCTGCTCAGGAGTTCTCTTAACAAAATCCCAACGAATAAAACGATCACCTTCCGGTGATTCGATAGACGCCATATGATTCAAAAACTGAATCAACTTATCCGGAGCATCTTTAACAGAACCATAATCGTTAATAATTTCCTGCTTCAACAAACTATAAGTAGTTTTCTGTTTCTTATCAACAGACAACTCACCATTCTTAAGTCTCCTGGGTTCCTGCACTGCTTCCTTAGTTAACTGCAGATAGATAAAACCATAAGGACGAATACCAAACCATTTTTCAAACGCCCATAAATAAGCACTGATCTGATCATCTGTATCAAGCTTATTAGTATCAGCACCTTTGGCCGTTTTATAATCCAGGATCCAATAACGTCCATACTTATCACATACTATTTTATCCATAGTTCCGTGATAACATACAGGAACAATATCATGTACTTTGCCATCAATTACAATATTCTTATCTTCTGGCTCTACAAAATATGTTTCTGCAATATTACCATCCACATCAACAGCTACCCAAGTATTCAACGGCAAAATAAAACTCTGCTCTACCGCGTAGTTCATTGAAGCTGTTTTCTTTGTCGTATGAGGATCAAATAACTGATGTGTTTCCGGATCTACATAGGCTGTTTCAAAACCAGTAACATCATTATGTCTTTTATACCAAGTCAAATAATAACTCAGCATAGCCATACCAAGCTCATAATGTGCTTCAGCTCCCATAGGAAGTTCATCTGTAGGAAATGCCTGGTAATATGCCCAGAACGCCTTACGAGGATCACCAAATTTATTTTCTCCGTGATAATCCTCCATACTAAAATGAATCGCAGAACCAAACCAGAAGTTAATATTCTGCTCTGTACCTTTGTGCTGCCAGTTACCTCGCAGCGAGGACTGAAAGTCCCATTTTCTCAAACATCTACGAAATGTTCTTCGATCAGACGTTCGAATCGTGAAATGACTTATATTACTCATCTCATACCTCCTAAAAAGATTTTTTATAGAAGTGAGCTTCTATATTATTATAATATAAAAATAAAAATGATTTTTAACGGGTGACAAGCTTCATATTATTTTAATACCTTAGCTCGAACAGCCTTCAACATCATTTGATATTGCTGCTCTGTACCTACGATCCAATTACTTGCGTTATTCTTATCATTAAGCCGCTCTTTCACATTCTCATCTACAGTTCCTTTATGAAGAAGATAACGACAATTTACAAAGTTTGTCTGTCCAAGTCGACATAATCTATCCTCAGCCTGTGAATTCAAATTAAAATCCCATTCATAACCAAGGAAGAAACAATCAGAAGCTACAGTTGCATGAAATGAAGCTCCGGATTTAATTACACATAACAACACTTTATTATTTGACGGATCATTCATAAATCCCTGCCACTGATTCGCAAACTCAGAGGGTTTTAAACCACCTGTAATTGTATATATCTTAGTTCCTAATCCCATACCATGTACAAGATCTGCAATTAAAGGAATAGCTTGTCTAAACGGAGTAAAAACTACAAAAGGTTTATTACTCTCTAACAAATACTTACCTTCTTCCTTTAGGTAATCAAATGCGGCACCATCCTCATCAATACCTAATAAACGAGGCGTTACTAAAATCTGTCTTGCTCTTAACATAGCAGACATAGCATTTTGTGTAACTACTAAAGTATCTTCATCGTCATATAAAAATTCTTCCAAAATATCCTGGTGCGCCTTAGCTTGCTTTTTAGTCATTTCCAAACTAATTGGCTGCCTCTGCTTACCGGGCAAATCTTTTAAAACCTCACTCTTTAAACGTCGAATCATATATCTATCCAAGATTTTCCGAAAACCTTTTATATCCCTAGGATTACGTTCAATTTGTTTACCAAATGCTGTATCTGTTACAATACAATAAGCATTTACGAATTGCCAATAATTCTTAAACACTGTGGGATCTACTAAATGCAAAGGTGCATAACAATCAATAACACCTTGTCTTATTGGCGTACCAGTGAGTAAAAAGAACCATTTAACTTTACCGATATACTTAGAAAAGTTATCATAGGTCTTAGTTTTATGATTCAATAAACCTGCTTCATGAATTTCATCCGCGATAATACCCCTCCAAGGTAATACAGATCTAAGTTCATCCAACATCCCATAAGTAGTTATGATAAACGGAAAGAACTCAATCTCTTTGAAGCCATTAAGATCAAGTTCAGTCAGTTTTTCTCTCTGTTTCTTTGTACCTGCATAAATAAGGCTATCCATATGAAACCATTTCTGAATCTCATCCTGCCACACATATAGTGCCTTTTTCGGACAAACAATTAAGATGTGTTCCGGATAATCAGCCCTTTGTAAATTGATATCCGCAAAGAGATCCTTAGATTTCATTACTGCGGTAACAAGTGTGGATACTGTTTTACCTAAACCCATATCATCGTAGTTTAGGTTATGCGTGCGGTGCAACATGATCTCAATACCCTCTTTTTGATAAGAACGTAATTGATCCCACACTTCTTTTAAAGTGTCATCAATTTGCATTATTCATCATCCTCCTCTTCATCATCATTCTCTTCAAACCAATAATCGTGACAGTCACGGCATTCATCTTCAAACTGTTCAAATTCATCATCTGTTAAAACAGCGCCGCAATGTTTACATGTTGGCTTAGGATAGCATTCCATACAGCCATCACATTCTCGGTTACTTCTGATACACATATAAGCCACGGTAAATTCCTCCTTATTGTAAATATAGCTTTATATTATTATAATATCCAACGAAAAAAGATTTTTAACGGGTAAAAAGAAAGGACGCAAACTCCCTCAGGACTACCCGCCCGGGAGAGCTTACGCCCACTCTCTTTAACCTCTGCAATTAAAAGCTAGATGCATCAATATCATTTCTATCCACCATATACAAGCTGGAAGAATATACAGCATATATACCGCAGATAAACAAAGTTGGTATTGGTAATATAATTAAACACAATATAAGAAGAATTCTTTTCACGCTCAACCCTTTCTGAGTTATTCTTCTTCCGACTCAATGACATCTACTGGGTAATCTTCATACCATCTTGTATCTGGACCTCCATAAACAAAAGTAGGTATATTGATCACTTCGTAACATTCGTCGAAGCTATCAGTACCTCCAATAATGTGATGTATCGGTGTGGCACCTTTATAGATTCCAATAATGTCATTTGTTTTATCCACCATGATGAACCAATCGTCGGCATCATAATGAAGTTCCTCAGCATCCATCTGGTTAAATAAACTTTTATAATGTATATACGTAGTACTACTATACACAATAACCATGATGAGGCTACATATAACAATTGAAATACACACTATGCCAAACCTTCGCATTACATAGATTTCCTTTCTGCTATTTCTGCCATCTTGGCCTCATTTAATCTAGTATCACCGTGTACTCGTGAATATGACAAGTATCCATTCATACGATCGATCTTAGTTAAATTACGGCTACCACACTTAGGACACACATCCATTTCGAGTTCCTGATGTCCACAATCATCGCAATATGCAAGAGACAGATTTACACCCTCATAATAACCAAGTTTCATAGCTCGTCTAATAAGAGTTTTAATAGCCTCAATATTGTAAGAAATGGGATATCTTACATACTGGATCTTACCTCCATTACAATAATTCCAAAATCTGCCTTCCAGATCCTGCTTTTCAATGGGGGTAATATCTTCAGTAACATGGCAATGGAATGAATTACTTACATAAGGACGATCAGATACTTTATCTACTACGCCATAAAGCTGCCTAAATTGTTCAATCTGCAGACCACAAAGATTTTCTGCCGGTGTACCATAAATAGCGTAAAGCCAGCCATCTTCTTTCTTGAACTGATTTACCTTATCATTGATATACTTCAGAACATCTAAAGCAAACTGACCATCCTCTACTAAAGATTTACCATTATAAAGTTCCTGAAGCTCATTCAGTGCCGTAATACCAAATGAAGCTGTCATAGGTTTTAACAGCGGTTTAATCTTATCTGTCGGCTTAAGATGGCCGCCGTAAAAGCCCCCTTCACAATAAGCAACAGGATTTGTACTTGCTTTCATATTACCAAGATATTCGTAAGTACGTTTATGAATACCACGGATCATTTCCAGATAATAGTCAAGTACTTCATAGAAATCCTTACCTTCTTTACGTGACTTGGCTAAGATCATCGGAAGATGAAGCGAAACCGCGCCCACATTAAAACGACCAACAAATACAGGTTTATCATTCTCATCTGCAGGTGTCATGCCGCCTCTTTCATACCAAGGAGAAAGAAAAGCACGACAACCCATAGGAGAAATAACTCTACCATATTTTTTATACATCTCTGGTACGTAACCTTCTCCTGTAAGAGAAAGCCAATCAGGATACATAGTTTTAGAAGAGCACTCTACACCAAGTTCAAACAGATCAGCATTTACTCCACCAGGTCCATGAAGTTTTTCATCATATAGAAATACCAATTTAGGGAATAAAACAGGTTTTCTATTTCCCGGCTTACCTTCACCACGCATATGAATCTTTAAGAAAGTGGTAGTAGCTAATTTACCAAAAGGATCAGTAGCTAAACCAAAAGTCATAGTAATGAAAGGATAATCACCTCGGCTGGATCCTACAGTATTCAGTTTCATCTCAATGCCCTGCCAACCCTGTTCAAAATCTCTTTCTACTTTCCACATTGCATGATTATCAGCAAAATCCGCCAATTCTTCCTTGTCTTCAATACCAAGACTTTCTGCAATACTCATATAATCATTGTAGTAATACTTATAAGACTTTTCAGCATAATAGCTGGCGGTTTTATCTACTTCTGGCACTGTAAAACCACCGTACTGCTGCGCTGCAGTAGATAATATGATATCCCCTAAAACATCAAAGAAGGTGTCCAAAAATCTAGGTTCTGTATAAAAAACATTACCCATTTCAAATCCCCCCTTAATAACTGAAGCAGCATCAAATAGGCAGCAATTCATGGTATCAAGTCTAGCAGACTGATCATGAATATAAATATAACCATCTTTACAAGCCTGCAATTCATCTCTAGTCATGAAGAACTTTCTATAAAGACGTTTATTCAGCTCATTAAAGATAAGACATCTTTTCGTAGCAACTAACGTACTATCAGAATTACTATTTTCCTTATCTCCGATAAAACGGATCTTCTGACTGGCCATATATACGGCGTCCATTAAATGTACAAAGTCCATCTTATAATTACGATAATCTCTGTACGATTTAGCAATAACTGGATTAAACTTTTCCAAAGCTTCTTCTACCATGTTATGCATATCAGGAACGGAAATCTTAGATACATTTCTGATAAATAGATCAGCCTCAACGTAAGATACAATAGTGTTCTGATCTTCTTCAGTAAGATCAATCATAACTCTAGCCGCAGATTTAGTTACCGCAGCTTTAATCTTATTGGCATCATATTCTTCCAATGTACCATCTTTTTTAATTATCTGCATATAATACAATCGCTCCTTTTTCTATAGTTTTCTGCACATCAATGACTCTCTGATTTGTACTGCCGGCCCAGTGATACTGTTTATCCGCCAACTTATAATCAAATTCGCCATCAACAACTACATCTACTTTGCGTACTAGATAAGCAACTTCTTCATAAAGATAACCAGTGTATAACCAGATTGTTTTGGTATTACCATATGCCTCTCTAATATCATCAATTAAATGTAGTACAGTTGCTCGATTAGCTGGATGAAGCGGATCACCGCCGGAAAAGGTTATACCAGAAATATAATCCTTATCTAATGTATCCGCTAATTCCTGCCAAGCTTTATTATCAAACTCTATTCCTCCATTTGGATCCCAAGTAATAGGATTTTGACAATCTTTGCAGTGATGTTCACATCCTGCAACCCATAATACAACACGTATGCCGGATCCATTTAACATATCGGCCTTAGTAATATTATGATATTTCATTTTGCCTCCTTACCGTATCCACTTATTATATCCTTCCTTATTGGATACATAATCATACCAAATAGATACAACCTCTTTGCACTTCGGATGTGGCGCACCAGTCGTACCATGGTATCGTAAATCAAAAATATGCTGCCATTCCGCAAGATTAGCCGTAATGACAAGATCCGCCTTTAAACATGTTGGTAATGCATCTCTTGCAATCTGAGGTGTACATCCTGCCTCAATAAGACCAAAGTATGCCTTTTCTGCCTGTTCCATTGCCTGCATCCAAATAACTTCTGCTGCAATACTCATGCCAGAAGGTTTAATACATACGATTTCATTACCAAATTTGCCTTTGGTGTAATTACAGTATCTAGTGGATTCCTGCGCGAAACTTACAGGTCTGTGTCTTACAAGTTCATGAGTTACTCCACGGTCACAGGTAAATACCCCAGTAAGATAAAGATGTGCTCTTGCCTCTTCTGCGGAAAGATTAGGTAATTGTAAAATCTGTTCCTGACTAAGAATCACCTCAGGCATTCGTCTACTGGGAATAGAATCCGGACGAGGAAAGAGGATATTATACATCTGTTCATCCATGCCCATATACATATAAGCCTGAATTCTACTGATATCCTGCCATTCGGCTTCATTCCACTGGTACGGATTGAATAACATGATCCAGGCACGTACATTACCTGAAATAAGAAATCTATCTACTGCACCATTTAAAGTGACATTTAAAAATGTTCCGTGACCTAAACTCTTAACACGTTTTGCCAAACGTTCAGTTACAGATACACAAATTGTTGCATGTTCTAACATAGCAAGATGCTGCCTCTTAACAAGACCCTCAACAAAGCTAAAGCAAGACGTATCTGTTATCTTGTCTTCTGACTTATAACAAATACGTCCGCACTTTTCGATCTTCTTCAGAATATTAGCATCTGCCAACTCAACCGCGTTAGCATTTACTACTTTCATTACTTCCTCCAATAGTATGCAAATATAGTGTGATCGATGGTTGTGTAGGTTTCTCTAGTGCCTAACCAAGTACTATCACAAGAGGTAGAATAGAAATACAATACTCCTAATGGTACAATAGATCCATTATCCAAGATATCCCTTGCAGCCTCCCATGATTCGTCTGATGGTTCACAATCAATTGCCCTTGAACCGTCTTCACGTGGAATGGTTACACTAAATTGATATACACCGTTCTCCTTTTGCCAAATAACCTGTTGTAAGCTATTCGGAAAATCTTCAGATGCACATCGATTTAGTACTACACTAGCTACACAAAGTTTACAGTAATAAGACTCAATACCAGCTTCAGATTCAATAACCTGTGCTAACAGTGTAAGATCTTCAGAACAGTAATCTTTTGAGAAGTTAGTATATCGTGTATACGGATCCTCGGTTGTTTCTTCTACAACAGTTTCTTCTGATTCCCATTTCGCAGTTACTTCATCGACATAAGCAGTTAATTCAGCATCTTCCATCATTTCTTCCTGATGTTCTGCTTCATATTCTTCTTTTGGAATGCTGTGTACATTTCCCTCAGAATCTACTATGTCAATATAATACATATCATGTTCATCCTGAATTTGACGCAGGTATTTAACTTCCTGATCTCGATTCTTCTTCTGCTCCTGCGGAATAATTACTGCACAAAAGATAATCCAAGCGATTACCACTATTACCGCAAATATTCTAGCTAATGTAGATTTACGCAATGATGTCACCCCCCTTCTTAAAGAATAAAAGGAAATAACAACCATGACGTATAGCATCTCGTGCATGGCGCATACCAGGTTCCCAAAAACCCCACTGCTTTAATTTATCATCGGTACAAAAGTTCTTTGCTGTAACTGCCATCTGCTTGTGGGTTGGAATATTGTACATCTGGCTGTATGTTTCAATTGCACCTATAAGACGCAATGTGAACACTGGATTAAAAGTATGTCGCTCTAACTTATGAGCGTACACCTTATAATCTTCATATAAAATGAAATCCGGCTGCTCTGTCTGCAGTAACTGTAACACTCCTGAAACATCAATGTTGTTGTCGTCATAACAATTCTCTACCTGACCATAATGATCAAGCTTGCCATCGACGAAAGTACACCATCCAGTTGTCTTACCCGGATCAAAACAAATAAGCTTATGTGGTACTTTATGTGAACCACGTAAGCGCTCGAATAATTCTGAAAACGATAATGTCATATAATCCCACATCCTTTGAAAAAGCTCATCCATGACTTTCGCGTGACGTGTTTTTACATTCTGAATAGATACATTTGATCCCTTGGCTAATTGAGATAACGTCATACGACGCTTCTGTGAATCTTCCATAGCCACATCCATCACATAAGCAAATTCTAAACGCTTCCACTCTTCGACATTTAACTTCGATTGGGAATTACGTCCTCTTTCGGCTATATCACTGATTACCGGCTTAATAATGTTGTTAGACATGAAGTCCAGCTCATTATCTTCAATAAACTGATATAAAGCCTGTTCTGCTTTCTCATCATAAATGACCTCGTCATTTCTTACTCCGTCACCATCGGAATCTTTAGATACTGCATCAAGATATACCCACTGACCACCATCTACCTGCGCTTCAAACTGCTTCATGCGTTGTACATAATCCTGCTGTATTGCTCTTTCAATACAAAAACCAGCGTAACTAGAAAATGGTACATTAGTCTCCAACTTGTACGTTCTGGATGCACTAAGTAATCCCATGCATCCAATCTGAAACTGATCCTCAGTGTACGGTTTATACTTAGCTAAAACTGTATGTACTAACTTGATGTTTAACTCAACCACCCTGTTGTACATTTCAATAGGTTCAGCATTACCTTCCTTAACAGCTTGATAACAAGCCATCGTCTGTTGTTTGATCCATTCGGTGTTATTACTCATTCTTATTTACCTCCGTGTCTTCTTCTAATTGAATGATCGCGTGAAAGACACCAAAGTTCCATGGAACTTATCTTATCTTTCAATATAATTATAAGCGATTTTTTCAAAAATATCAAGACGAATTTTTTGTATAGGCGTTATTCCGGTGAATTAAAGAAATCCTCAAACAGCTCCGGATGCTGATCCATATAAGCTTCTGATCTGGAAATAAGATCATCTACCTGTTCTGTCGTAATTTCTCTAGCATCTTTTGACTTCTGCAGATTACACAATGAATGTGCACATCCAACATTCGTAAAGTCATCAACTCCACCCATAACTACCGGAAGTAAATGTTCAATATGAATATCTCTATCATGTGCTATCGGTTTGCCGCACAAAATACAGATAGGACGATCACCACCTTGTTTATCTCGATCTATAAGCATCTCTAATGTGTACGGAATACCAGCATTCTTAGCTAGCATGTATTTTCTCTTCTCATGACTCTTCTTCATAACCTTCTTGCCTTTAGAAGATTTATGATATTTATGCTGCTGTGCTAGAATCTTTTCTTTATTTTCCTGGTAATATTGCTTACTACGCGAAAGCTTTTCTTCTCTACGCTCCTGATACTTTGCTTGATACTCAGTAGATCCTTTTAATTTGTCATAGGACTTTTTGGAAGTCTTCTTTTGACAATCTTTACAGTTACCTGTGCAATTAAGTGTACTACGGCTATTTCTATTGAATAAATACAACTTCTTAAACTTACCGCAACCACCACATCGTTTATAACCCTTTGGGATAGTATCTCCTACATTCAGCTCAAGAACATCTGGTTCTACTTTGTATGCCACGATTTCATCGGGAGTTAAATAAATACCAGCTTCCTCAAGTCTGATAATTCGGATATCCTCTTCAATTCCAACCTGAGACATGTTTATCCTCCTTTTTTACTTAGTTGGCTCCAACCTTAATAATAAAAAAGGCGGATTAGCTTTTGGCTAACCCGCCGCGGAATAGATCAACAATAAGAATTATCGTGCATCTTCTGCAGTGGCATCCTCATCAGCTGCTTCAGCATCCTCTGCCGGGATCTGAATTGCCTTGAGAGTTGCAATAGCATCTGCAAGTGCTTCCTCATTGTCTGTCTTGCCGATAAAGTTCTCAACAGCCTTGATAGCATCCTCGAACTTCTCCTGCTCGGTCTTCTCAGTCTTAGTTGCCTGCCATACAACACTATATGGTACGCCAAGCTCCTTAGCGATATCACCACGAGATACACCAGCAGCTGCCTGCTTTCTGATATACTCCGCACGAGGCATCTCAGTGCCATCTTCAAGCGTTACAGTGTACGTCTGACGAGTACCCTCAGCGTCCTTAGTAAGACCATATACAACACCATAGCTTACATCAAGGATCTTAGCTACATCGCCACGAGACATGCCGGCTGCAACTACTTCCTGGATCCACTCATTACGTGCCTTGTCAGTAAGTTCATCCTCTGCGTAAGTGATATCAGAAGCTTCGCCATTGACGAAAGTAACCTGAGCTCCGTCAACTTCCTTGATCTCAACACACTGATTATCAGCGTTAACCTTGATAACAGCATTTACTGCGCTGCGGCCACGAGAACCACCCTCAGCCTCATTCTGCATGTTCACTGTTGCACTGTAAACAACACGGTAATCAAAACCATACTGCTCTGCAATCGCCTTACGGCTCATGTTCTCATCCACGAACTTCTCTCTGATGAATGCGGCACGGGATCCTGTAGATCCATCTGCGAGCTCATATGTCTCACGCTCTCTTGTTGCCTTTACTGTCTCCGGTGCATTGGTAGCTACCTGCTCGTTTGCGAGAGCCTCTGCTCCCTCGAATTCTGCTGCAAAACTTGTGTTTTCCATGTTCTGGACCTCCTTAAAAATATAAAATGTAGTTACTACGATTGATAGATTATCTATCGTATATTATTATAATATTGAGATTTTTCTTATTTTTAACGGGTAACGAAGAATTTTTTAAAAAATTTTTTATCCCGATTGCCCCAAAGAGCCAATAAACAAATGCTACGCAAAAAGTACAATGCAAAACCCTCTGGATCAGCCCGCCGGGCACAGCTTAGCCCTGCTCTTTTGAACCATCAAGAAAAACTAACTACCGAAGGTGAGTACCAAATTGTAATTTAAAACCCGTTAAAAATAAAGATTTTTTGAATATTATAATATTATAGAAATCTTTCTTCGTAAGATTAAAGCTCTATAATCATGAACATAGGAGGTTAATATGCAAGAGCAAACAGATAACAAAAAATCTGTCGGCGGCAAAATTCCAGAGACACTCTTCTGGCAGTTTAAAGAAACTTATGCAAAACGGCGAGAATCTGCAACGGAAGCATTAGAAAATGCCATTCGTCTTTATATTGACGCAGTGGGAATCGAAGAACGGGAGGATGTTATTGATGGAAAATGAATTTCTGAATTTTGTCAGTAAGATCGGGGCAATGAAACCTGCCACGGTTGACGACTCTAAAGAACAGCAAGTTGAAAAGTTACACAATTTACTACTTTCCCCGGATTATGACGCGGAAGAAAAAATTGATGGTTGTCATTATATGGCTTTTGGCTGTAGATTATTCAGCACAGAAGGCTGTGAAAAAACTGACAACTATCCACACATTAGAGATTTTCTGATTCATCTGGGTATGCCCAATTTAATTTTGGATGGTGAAATAAACTTTCCTGGTAAAACAAGTCAGTTTGTTACACGTGTAACTGGAGCAAGTTCAGCACAGGCTTGTGATTTTCAGGAAGATTATGGATATGTACACTATACCATGTGGGATATTTTAAGAACCCCAAAAGGTACATGGTTAATCAATCAGACATATAGACAACGTCGAGCTATCCTGGAACAGTTCTATGATAGATTCATCAAAGGAACTTCTATGGAACAATATATTCATTTAACAGAACGACGTACCATGAATAAGAAACAATTCTACGAAGAGATCATTGCATCTGGTAGAGAAGGTGTTGTTTTGAAGAAAGTCGACAGTCTTTACATCATGGGTAAAAAACCTATGTGGCAGTGGATGAAGCTGAAACAGAAAGACGAAGCTGACTTCTTTGTTACAGGATATGAAGAACCTAAAGCTGAGTATAATGGTAAAAATATTACCGATTGGGCTTATTGGAAAGAAGTTAATGGCATTTTGATGCCGGTAACAAAATATTACTACATGGGCTGGATTGGTGCCATTGAATTTAGTGCGTATGTTAATGGCGAAGTAACCAAGATTTGTACTTGTTCGGGTATCTCAGAAGAATTACGAGCAGAAATATCCGCTAATAAAGCCAGGTATATTAACCGCGTAGCTAAAGTAACATTCATGGAGAAAACGGAAGCTGGTTATCCTAGACATCCTAGATTCGAACAGTTTCATGAAAGTAAAACAGCCAAGGAGTGTACTTGGGAATTAGTGGAGGTATAAAATGATTGATGAAGCAAAACAGTATATAGATCTGGGTTTGCCCATTATACCTGTTTGTGCACATGATCATAAATTCACTACATCAACACATAATGAACGCTGCAAGTGTCCTGGCAAAACGCCCCTAATTAAAGGCTGGTCAGAACACAATCATACATCATTAGCGGATCTAGAGTCTTGGGTTAGATCCTTTAGAACTTTTAATATTGGTCTTCCACTGGGTGATGCAAGCGGCTATTGTGGTATCGATGTTGATGGTGATGAAGGTGTACAATTATTACAGGAAATGTCTAAAGGCGATCTTCCTTCAACTTGGGAATTTATCACTGGTGCGGGTAACAGACTTATATACCGTATCCCCGACGGCATGAAAACAAAGAAGTTCAAACAGACGGGCGATGGAACACATCAAGAGTGCGCCTTATTATGTACAGGACAGCAAACAGTATTACCTCCTTCTGTTCATCATACAGGAAGAGTTTATACATGGGTAGATGATCATAGTCCTTGGGATTTAGATTGTGCTATGGCGCCTAAATGGTTAATCGATAAGATTAAGTTAGAGGATAATGCATTCTCACGTTCATCTTTTAGTATCGATTTAACAGCACCTGTACCATCTACAAACTTTCAATTTGACGCTGATGATGAGTTCGAAGCTAACACTGAATTTGATGACTTCGTACCAGAGAGTGATGTAAAGAAAAATGTCCGCGCGCAGGGTACCACAGGAAAGACTGGTCATAAAATTGTCGTAACAGAAGAACTTCTTACACAACCTATTCCTGAAGGATCTCGTGATAATACGATGACTGCTATTGTTGGTCACTATTGTGCAAACCGAGATCTTCGTAGATTAGGTAAGGACTTTATCCTGGACATATGTCTGAAACATAATGATCAGTATTGTAAGCCACCCTTGGATGAACAGACAATTCGAGATAAGGTAGATTATTTCTTTGAAACAGAAACGTTAAAAGATGCGGAGTATGCATCAAAAAAAGATAAACCTAAATTTGAAGCATCAAAGATGGCTCAAGCCGTATTACAGTATCTTATGAATGGTGGTGTATATTTACATTTTGACCAGTATTCAAAGATCTATTACTACTGTACTACGGATCAGGGTCCTTGGCATTCAACAAGAAACTATTCCCTGATTAACAAGTGGATCCGAGATGTATTAACATCTACGCATTATGGAGATCCTGCATGGGATAAACGTTCTTATGTTGAAGAGACTAGAACTGCATTGGAGGAATACTTCGCGAAACCGTTTGTTACAGTAGATGACTTCGATCTTGGTGCGCATTCATTAGAGTTGAGAGATTATATAGTTGTTAATAACGGAATGGTAGATTGGAAGAAAAAACAAATTATTCCATGGAATCCCGAGTATAAAACAACTATTTCTTTTGATCTGGATTATGATCCTGATGCAACTTGTCCTAGGTTTGAAAAATACTTAACCGATTGGTTACCTGATAATAGTGTTAGAATGGTTATTCAGGAGTATTTAGGATATTGTTTGATTCCTAATACAAACTATCGTAAAGCTCTTTTCTTATATGGACGTGGAAAAAATGGTAAGTCAATGTTGATTGAATTTCTTCAGGATTTCTTTGGAGAACATAGTGCAACATTGTCTTATGATGGTTTGTTTACACGATTTGGTCCTTCACAGTTGAAAGATAAGTTGGTAAATATCTTTGATGATACCACAGTATCTTTCACTAAAGAGACTTCTATCGCAAAGAACCTTATTGCTGGTGGTACTATTTCTGCAGAATTTAAAGGTAGAGATCAGTTCCAATTTCAGAATGTAGCTAGGTTAATTTATTCATCGCAGGAAACTCCTAGAACTAGTGATAACACAGTAGCATGGAGAGATAGATGGTTCTTCATCAAATTTCCTAATGAATTCCGGCCATCTAACAAAGCTAAAACGGAAATCCAGAGAGCATTATTGGAAGAGAGATCCGGCATCTTTAATTGGATGTTAGAAGGATTACGAAGGTTAATGCAAAATGATGATTTCACGAAGAGTGAGGAATTAGCGATGACCACAAATGAATACCAGAGTCAAAATGACAATGTAGCACAGTTTGTAACAAATATATGTGCATATGTTGAAGGTACTCCTGAGAAGGTGGATGTCAATTCACTTTACAAGGTATATGGCATTTGGGCAGAAGCGCAGAGCCTAAGGGGTGTTAGTAAGAAAGTATTTGTACAAAGAATCGTTGATTTGGGTTACAACAAGGCAAAAGGATACATAAATGGTAAGTCCGGCCAGACATATTTTGAAGGTTTACTGTTGAATACAACTTCAGAGGACTACCAGGATATAGCATTCGAGGTATCTATTGCTTTCGCTGCACGCTAATGCTAAAAATTCCTCGTGAAAAATAATTGATTTTGCTATATTATAATAATATATAGATATAATCAATTTCACCCAGGAGGTAATGGTATGAACAACGAAATTCAGAGTATTTGGAAACAGGTAGTTAATTCAGGTCTGATGGATCAGAAATTTTTTGAGAGTAATGTCTCAGAGGAAGAGTTTAACGAGCTTTTGGAGATGGATGATGCGGAACTCATTCATCTCCAATGTGTAGGAGAGGATAACATGTCAGCATATGTCGAAAAAATGACGTTTGATGATCTGCTGAAACTCCCTTTCAATGAAGCACAGAGAGCTATCAATTCCTTCTCCATGGAAAAGCGAATCAAGATCCTGGATGAATTAACTACTCGTAGATCTTATTATTATAACCAGACATCGAAGTATGGTGAGGGGATACCTAAAGATGAGCAGTTATCTCCGGAAGCCTTCAGATCACTCATTGGAAAAATCAAGCACATCGAAATTGTACAGAACTGGTTATACGGAATAGCTTAAGGAGGTAAATATGAGTGATGTAGTACAATCCTTTATCTTTCCACAAGGAGAGTTAGAGGAACGCTGGAAATTAAGACGCCTCATAGAACGGATGATTGTTCTTGATTCACCCAATACGGTTTTTGAAAAATTGGATGCGAAGATCATCAGGGACGTATTTGAAATTGAAAATGGTGGAACCACATTAACAGCTGCAGCAATATCTAATATGTTGTATGCCGGTGGTTATACCACTGAAGAGACTGGCGGATATGCACAAATCAATGGTAACATAAACTTCAGCGTGTTTAATGCACTCGATCGCGAGTCGAAGCTTTTATTAGTCCATTGTATGCAGGATAATAATCCCCGTGCAGCCGCATGTAGAAAAATGTTGTTAGCTGATCGTAATGGACAGACTATTAACATAGACGAACAGACAGGAGATGTTTCTGTCGGTGGTAATATTGATTGGATCCGTGTATGGTTAGAGTTCTTCACTATCAGCCGTTATAATAAGGAACTTCTGATGAGTTCCAAAGTTAAGTGGAAACCGGACAAACGCGCATCCATTGTTGTATTGCACAATTTTTATTGTAACGTGATGCGTTACTACGGCAAACAGCCCGTAACAAGGAAGATATTCAGAAAGTATCTGGAGCAGATAGGAGTCAAGTTCAAAAAGGGTTACGCTAATCATACAAGTGGTGTTTTGTATGCGGAAGGATTATGGATCCCTACAACAAGCGAGAACCAGCAGAAATCTATCGAAGTGGGTTACGCCGTAATTGATTGCGCAGAAGATACAGCATATACACCATATGGTACGAAACCTCTGAACAGTCTGCTTGATCAGAAAGTAATTGTTTATAGGAGGTTAGGATATGACGAATCGCAAGAGCCGAAGATCGAAGCAATTCCAGTCGAAATTGCAGCAGAGGCATCTATCGATGGGCGAGAGACTGAAGTACGAGAGGATGCTCCCGTTCAACCAAAGAAGAGGGTTAAAAAAGAAACCACAGACGTGGTGGGACACGATAGCAGCAGTAAACCGGAAATTAAAACGGTTGAAGTTCAAGTTACCAAAGCTGAAGATGTACAGCGCACCAGTAATGTTGAAGATCCCGAAGACGAATGGGATCCAGATGCAGACACAAGTTACGCAAGCCTCAAAGCAAAAGATCCCAAGCGTAAACCTAGAGCCTTCATCGATTACGATCCCCTCGATAACGCTGCCGCAGCCTCCTTCCTTAACGGAGACCCAGCCGACAACGATGAAGATGGATCTGAAGACGACGGAGATTGGGAAGACGATGGCGACGATACTGTCACAGTCGAAACTGTCTTAACCGCATTGAGAGTGGCCAATAAGATACAGCCGATCACTATGGCATCCTTAAATTACTGGCTGAATAGGATGCATACTAGTTTAACAGAGTTACAAGTAACAGCCGAAGAGTTAATCGCAATGATTTAAGAAAGGAGACCTATATGGCGAAGTATGTCCCGCGCAAAGTAATTAGAGGAGTGATTTATAAGAAGTGCTCTTGCTGTGGTGACTATAAGCCTGAGTCGGAGTTCAGCCTGAAGAACGCTTCACCTGATAAGATTCAGTATTATTGTCAAACATGCAACCGTGCATACTGTAAAGCTTGGGCGAAAGCGAACAGGTAATTTTAGGGAGGATTTCGCGAAACAGACGGAATCCTCCTTTTCTTTTGCTCGCTTGCCAACCCATTGTGCAAGAACAGCCGGGCAGAGCTTAGCCCTATCTAATCGTCCTTTGAAAAAATTTCCTATTGATTTTGGGACGCCCTCCCCTATATAATAAAATCATAGAAAAGATTTGCTTACACACGGGCGCTGGTGAGAACCAGTTAACTTGTAACAATATCTGAGGGAACATTACGAATGAAACACAGCAAGGAGGTGTTTAATTGCAGACGAAAGTACTTAACGCAGATGAACTTGAATTTGACTCAATCGATTTGTACTTTGGAAATGTTTGTGGTGTCAAGTACAATCGTTTCAAAGGATTAGATGGAATACCTAAGAAATTAGACATTGTGAGGGTGATAGTCGTCCAAGATAACACGAAAAAAGAGTCCACAATATGGTCACGATTAGGTTTAGATAAGCCGATTACACATGTAAATGCGGATGTTGATGTGTATTTAGCAGATGGCACATGTGTTCAGGTAAATAGTAGTGACACAAAGTTATTAAAGAAGCTCATGAAGTTCGTGTGGGAAGTGGGTGCAGATCCTCGAGTTAAATTCTACAGAAAGATGCCAAAGGTAGAATTAAACAGAGAACGTTGGAACAGAACACAGTTATAAGGAGGTAGAAAAATGACAGTATATGATGTATTACAGGTAGTAAATGCAGTTCAGTGGATCCGAGTTGAAGACACTGACAGCGGTGAAATCACACTATTCCCGTATGGGAAATATGCCATTTCGATGGAAAAGTTACAGGGGATCGTCGAGTCATTCGAGTTCTTCACAGTAAAAGAAGGTGTAAAACAGTCGTCAGGCATCGCAATTAAGTACTTTTTGTTAAGCAACTATGGAGGTAAATCAGATGGAAGCAACTAGAGGACAATTCGTAAGAGTTAAGAAGGAATTGATTGCGGACTATGAAACACGTGGATACAAACATAAAAAGTCCGGTTACAAGGTAACAAACATTGAGAACGCTGGCGTATTTGTCAGAGAGTTCGGGTACATCATCTTACATAACGACTATGAAATCGTGGAGGGAAAATAATATGGGACAGTGGGATCTGCAGGCAAATGAAACGTCATTGTACTTCAAGAATACAGTCAATGACAAGGTAGTAGAAGATGTTCAGAAGGCTTTACTGAGCGGCAAGGATACAATTTATGTGTCATTCGACGTCATCGGACGTACTTGTCATCAGATATTATCGTACCAGTTGAGGACAAAGTTGATTTCGCTTTATGGTCCCAAAGTGGAAGTAGAGATCGATTACAACTATGTGTGCACCGTTAAATGGCAAACTGAACTAGGTCATAAGATGGCAAAAGAGATGACTACTGGTGCGGGTTGTGACGGTTGTAATGGCGAAGGGTGCAATGGTGGCGGATGTCAGTTCGAACACGAGAACAATCCTGAAGTAGAAGGAACGGAAGAAGACTTCGTGTACTGCATGCAGGATTGCAAGTTGTGCCGCAATAATGTACATAACAACGCGGATGGGGATTGCTATTTGGTAGTAGTTCCTGATCATGGAAAATACAACATAGAAGACATTGATAAGGCGATGAAACGGAGGTAGAACAGATGATACAATGCGTTATTTGCGGAGATGTCTGCGGTCCTTGGGCATTTGTTGAACATATTGGCTTTGTGTGTGAGGACTGTGAAGAAAATGGAAAGTTAAGTGACTTAGTTTCAAAATTGGAAGTAAAACCGGAAGAAACTAAGGAAAACATTAAAGATAGGTAACAAACTCCTATTTGATTGATTGATTGTGCAGAGAAGGGATTTGCGGTTCTACTTTGCTTTCTTGGGTTATAATTAAGATGATCGGGAATGATCAGATTAAATCCGGGACAAAGAATGCCACAGATCCCTTTTCTGTCCCTTAAAATTGGGAGGATTTCAATGAATAGAAGTTTAAAAACGCCTCAAAAAGAATCTAAATTGAGGAGATTTTTGCGGGATTTCTTAAAATGAAGTTAAAAATGGGGCAAAATCAAAAGATTGTGGAGAAATCGGTTTTTATTTTTTAGTATTATTGAAAAAGTAAAAAATTAGGAGATAAATAAGTAAAAGAGTATAGGGGTATAATATATATGGGATATATAATATATAATAAAATATATATAGAAATACGCTCAAATATGAGACACGAATCCCTCCCGATTTTGTCAAAACTCCACAAAATCCCGAGAAATCCCGAAAAATCCACAAAAATATGCGCGGAGCTGGGGTGTTTTCGTGCTAAAAACAGGATTTTTGTGGCGAGAGATAAATGAGTAAATTATTTTTGTGGTTTTTTCCGGGATTTGCGAGGGATACGCTGCGAGCCAAACTGGAGCCAATTCCGAGTGTGCGAGAGACAAATGAGTCACAAGAAAAAACCTCAAATCCCTAGGGATTTGTGGCGTTTCTTGCGGGATTTTCTCGGGATTGTGGGTTTATTTTAAAATTGAGGCGGGAAACTGAGTAAGAGGTCGTAAGAGCACCCGCAGATTTTGCAACTCATTTCTGCTCTCTCTCTCGGGATGCCGCTTTATACCCTTAGTCCGAGAGTTTAGCGCTATTGCTTCGCTTACGGTAGTCAATGCGATACTATGGTGCGATCTCGCGTTAGCGGGGTTTTATGGGCCCTATAATGTAGAATGGGCACTTTGGAAATGGGACTTCGGTTTTTGGGTTAAAGAAGTTGGTGGAGAGTGGATAGTGGATGGAGGACAGTGGTTGTGACATAGGCTTCGCATGTTAGGCGAGTTTTATAGGCGGTCAGGGGGAGCGGGCCGAGATGCGCCTGGGCGCTTGTGCCGGTCGCCGCCGGGCAAAAAGAAAGGACCCTTGCGGGTCCTTTCCCTGTTCGCTTACTCTGCCAAGCATGTCAGGCAAAACACGATGTCGTACTCCTCCTGTGTGAGTTCTTGCTTAAGTACCTCCGCCTTGAGGCTCGGGAACTGTACCTCGTACAGTTCCTCCACCTTCTGCAGCTTTACCCACAGCTCCCCGGCGTGATCCGCATCCAGTGTTACACATCCCATATCTGTGCCTCCTCGCAATAACCCACGAGTTTCTTCAACTCCTCAAGTCCAAGTGTCGTACCTTTACCACAACGCGTGTGATCCTCGTTCCACTCTCTGATGTCGTACTTCGGCTCTCCGCCGTTCCAGCTCACCAGGTTGAACTCCAGGTCCCATGCCGGTTTTCTATCCTTCAGCACACACAGGTGCTCCACAATCTCAAACTTTACCTCTGCGCTCTTACCATAAGCCATTTTCGTGATCCTCCTTGTCGTCTTCACATCCGATGCCACCAAGCATCAATTCCATCATTTCTACCTGCTCAGGACACATCCCCAAGTCTTCCACCATGTATGGATGGCCACAAGAGCCATCCACACATCCGTACCCGCAGTTACTGCTCTTCGGACACTTCATCAGTTCCCTCCTCTGCTGCTCGCTTGGCTGCCTCGAATGCCGCCTTAAAGGTTTTATCCTGCAGTAGATCCACCTGGCCATCTTCCGGCTCGTCGTTCCAATTGTAGGTAATGCTGCCGCGCTCAAGATCCAGGAAATGCTTATTGTCCCCAACTAGGTCCTTCATAACCACCTTACTCTGAACTACCGAGGAGATTACCTGCTGGATGATCTGCTTCCGAACCTCTCTGGCGAACACCGGGGTGATGTTGATCCGGATCTTGTTGTAGGAACTCTCCTCATCCACCTCGATCTCGACTCCTGCCAGCTGATCCTTCTTCAGCTGTGCCAGCTCACGCTGCATATCTACTAGTTCCAAATACTCTGTACTGCTCATTGATACCTGTGCCATAATGTTGATCCTCCTAAATTGTGTTTTTTGATATGGGAGGGATCTCACGATCCCTCCGTTTTATGGGTGTCTAGGTTGTGCTTACGCTGTTGCCTGCTTCTTAGCTCTGGTCTTCTTAGGTGCTGCCTCAACTACCTGCTCAGCTGCCTCAGCCTTCTTACCGGTGTATCCACCTGCCTTGGCTACCTGCCACACGTAATTGTACATGCACTTGAGTTCCTTGCTGATCTCCGTAACTGTCTTACCCTGCTCCAGCATTACCAGGATCTGGTTCTTCTTGGAGTTCTCGTTGGATCTGTCGGATGTCTCAACCTCAAGTCCGTGAACAAGTACCTCGTTCTTGACCACATTGTATACGTGGTTGTAACGGATACCGGTCAGTGTGGAGATCTCCTTGACCTCAAGTCCGCCTGCGAAAAGTGTTCTGATGCAAGCACCCTTACTGGTCTTGCCTTCCTGCATTGCCTGGACTGCCTCTTCAACCTGTGCCTTTGTGATTACCTCTGCGACTACTGCTAACTTCATAGTTAACTCCTTTCTGGCGATTCCGCCTCCCGTTTCTACCGGGGTGATTTGATTGATTTAAGGTACTGAGGGGGTGGGGATCTTATCTCACCCCTCTCTTTATCTTATGATATAATTATAGAGTGGAGGGACGCCCAAAAGCAATCGGCGTTTTGGATCTATCTTTTCGCAAAAGCTCTAACCGTGGGGATCCAGCGCGTGTGCCCCGTTTTATGGGAGCCGATGAGCAGGTTGCCGATCTCACGCTCGCGCCAGCCCAGTTTTATGGGAAGCCGTGTCAGGACGCGTGCATCCCTTCCAGGCGGCTGTGTTGGGCCACCAGCCACCCGTCGGAACGCCCGCGCGGGCCCGCTTTGACCTCTCTGGGCCGCCCTATGAGGAGTCGCGGCAGGTGTGCAAGCGGGTGCTTTGCGCGGCCATACTGGTGCGCTCGAGAGTGGGAGGTTTTATGGGCGAGGAAACAAATGCTTCGCCGCAAGGTTTTATAGGAACGCCGGAGTGGGCCAAGTGGCGCCCGGGCGGGGC